GAGGTGAACACGCCGCGACGCGACACCCAAGGGGAGCTGCTCCGTAAGCTATGGGATTTGAGTTGCCAGACTCTACAAACAGTGTACGAATATAAAACTAGCCTTGAGGTTGAAGACTTCAAGAATACTGGTGACCACGAAGCCTCCAAGAAAGCTTGGTACCAGCAATCAATGCAACTGTATAAATTTCACGAGTTCGTCCATAGCCACCACGTCAACACAAGTTGGACCGAGTGGACAACTATCGATGAAGAGGAGAACAAATGATTAGCAGCTTCTTTGCTTTTGTGTTGGCCAACTTAATGTGGGTCCAAGTTCCGCAATGGAGTAATGACTGGTCGCATTGTGCAGTTGATGTGCCTGACGTTGATTGTCATTGGTACATCGTTAATCCTGATAGCACCTTCGGTGAAGGATTCTCATGGGAAAACGCACCGTGGTTCTCAGTTGAGGGACTCCGTGATGTTGCGGAACTCAGGAATACGCTAGATAAACTTCAGAATACGAGAGTATCTGGCGCAGAAGCGGAATAGAAATCCAAGTAATCGAACTGTGGCATCCCACATTCAGGTGAGTCCACAAAAACTTTGTCATTAGAGAAGCCCACAAAATTCTTGGGCTGGTCTTCTTTCTTTGCCCCGGCCAGGGCAGCAATCTTGTCCCAAACAGCTAACGTATCTACTGCAGATGAACCTTCAGGCATCCGCTCATGGATCGCATTGAACTGAGGGAAAAACTCATCCGCCAGTTCGTTGACTTGTTCCAGTGTCAGTGGTTTAGCTTTTCGCATTTGTCGCAAGTGTTAGTGACTCTGCAAGCCATCTTACGTCCTTCTCTCATGTCCTGCATAACAGCCATGCTGTATTTATTGCTTTCACGAGCCAGGCGTTGCTTCTTGGCCTGCATGTAAGTGATAAAAGCTAAGTTCATAATTCTGTAGCATTAGATACTAATATCATAACTTCAGCATGTGCAGTGCAGAATAGAGGTAATTACCTGAACCTATGACTTACAACAGACTTTACGCTCTTGCTTACGAGATCACAGACATGCTGGTGGACTACGATCTACGCTGGACCAATAACAAATGGGTCGAGAAAACCAGAGAACACTGCTTTAACGACTGGCTCGATTGGAAAGAAGAGCGAATGGCGGACGCATTCAGTAAAGAAATGGACGCCTTATACAGATACTATGACTTCCTTGAGAGCGAAGGAGAGGTGCTGGTAGAGAAAGACGAATTGACTGGAGATATTTACGGATTTTCGGTCGAATACAACGACCCTGAAGCTGAAGACTAGGATTACTAAATTAAACTGATTGTGATGAATTTACACACTTACGCCATCAGATCAATGAAGGAAGACCCTAGCCTCGCTAAGCGTTATAAGTCCATCGTTGAGACTCTTGAGACTGCCTACAGGTGTCTTGAAGACCTGATGGACGATGCTGTGTTCTTAGATACGATCCACGGAGAACAGGAGTTGCAGCTCGACCAGACCCTTGAACTGATCGACAATATTAAGTACAATTTCGAACCTGAATATTTTGTACCAAACAACTTCCCGATGGGTGACCAGTTCGGCGATTCCGATGTATCCTGAGGGGGTAATCCGAACCTAGGCCATGGCCCTCTTCACGCCCAGGAACCAGCTAAGGGATATGCAGCAGGCAGCTGCAGCACAGGCTCTCATCAATCCCGATGAAGCGCATCACAACCTCGTTCAGAGCGTTGCCGCGAGCCTCCTTCTTGGTTCCCCAGTGACGGTCGTTCCTGACGATTCTCTCCTTTTTGAGGACGACGATCTAATGTTCTGATCCTTAAAGATCTTTTAGGATCTTCTACTGCAGCCATTGTTACCTTACGGAGGTCAAACTCCAGTGGTAGCAATGGTTTTTTCTTTGGTCTGGTCCTTGCACTCTGCAAGTTTATTCACCGCATAATGAGATACGCGAGCGAGATATCTGCAATGGAAGCAGTTGATTCAGAAGGCCGGTCAATCCATTTGGCATGGGCAGTTTTAAGTCAAAACACCACCACTGGACGCAGTGAGGTGGTCAAGATCACAAGTCACGAAGAGGCCGATGACTTCGTGCAGAACAACCCATCCGTTTACTACAAGTCGGGACCGTTTGTTGTCTAGGGTCTCCTGACTTAATAATGTTTTCGTAGTTTGGCGAAGTTAGATTGCTAAGGTAATAAGGCAGCCAAATATACGAATGGCGAAGGCTCCGATTTCCTCTTGGGTGGTGCTCGTGTACCACGTGGATCAAGACGCGCATGCCGCGCATTTCTCCTCTTTTGATAGAGCCGAAGACTTTGCAAATGATCTTCGTGTGGCCAGTACTTTGTGTGTCAGTGAACCGATGCCAGTGATGGTAACGAATGACCTGAGGATGACAATCCCTGGCTGACAGCACATATAAAAGTCCCAAGGCATTGCTGAAGTAGAATTAAAAAAATAAAATATAACGAAATGAACATCTTCGAGCAGCTGTTCGATATTGCTAGACAAAGAAAGGGAATGGCTAACATACCCCCTAAGGGGCCTTATGGAATGCCTTATGAAAAGGCAGAGCAGATGCTGTACGCAACAGAAGACCCTTCTATCATCGGGGCCCGCGGGGGCAGCGTATCTCCCAGATACAATCTAGAAAATTACCCAATGGAAGCTCGGGAAAGAGACCGTGATCTTTACCTTGAGGGCGAAGGTTTTCTTGCGGGTCAAGGAGGAACTCGTTTTAATCGAAGTACTTTTGCGGAACGACTGGGAAAGGCTTTTAGGGGGGAACTCTAGAAGAAAATTTCATATCAATAAGAGCATGCTATCTTATGGGTAGCATGTTTTTTTATGCCGTGGCAGTAGTTCTAAGCGTCTCAGTTCCTGAAGCCCTTCACACAAAATGGAAGGAATCAGATGTCAGCATTAGTCCTTCTGCTTTATTCCAAACTGCATTAGAAACTGAACTGGATAAGACCAACCGTCATCTCGTTTACTGGAGCACCCGCGCTCTTAATGCGGAGAAGAAGTTAAAGATGATTGGTAGTCTGATCGAAGCCAGGGACAAGGACGTGAAGAAATTCTTGTTGTTTGAAAACAACTCCTGACTAAAAATCATACAGCTTTAGAATATTACGAAGCCGGAACAAGGTTATGCCTGAAGCAGATAGTGTTCAGCGTTTTTTTCCATTGATCAAAAGCAACACAGAGCGCTTGTTAATCGCGTCAACCCTCGACAGTCTTGTTGAGTTGGGTTTACTGCCACGAGGCACTACGCAGTCAGCTTTTATCTCACTGTGCTTTTCCCGCGGGTTTAACGACTATTTAAAAGAGGTAGTAATTGATGAGTAAATTGGCTACACACTTTACGAACCACGAACTAGACATGATCTACACGGTGGTTCGTAGCAGGCAGCACCACCTGGCACAAAACAACTGTTACGGGGATGATTACGACGAGCTTGGATCAATCCTCAAAAAGATTGAAGTTACCAAAGGTACTGACAAGTGAACGAAAATCCAAAGGTTGCGATTCTTCTGGGTAAAACTGTTAGTGCTGTGGGTGACAGTTGTCCATCTGCTACAACAGATATCAAGGAGAACATCAAAAACAGAGACTGGACCATTAAAAACTTTGGGTATGGTCCCTTGAACCCCAGTGCTCCTGACCCTGGATTCTGGGAGGCTAAAGCAGAACTGTGGAATAGTGATGTAGAAACTGTCAAGACAGCCTTGTGCGGTAACTGCGCTGCCTTTGACCAAACACAAAAGATTCTCGACTGCATGATCGAAGGAATCAATGAAACCAAAGCAGCAGATCCCTATGACGTACAGGATCTAGCAAACCTGGGTTATTGCCAGCTTTTTAAATTCAAATGCGCAGCAGCAAGAACGTGCAACGCATGGCTGCACGGTGGGCCGATCACTGACTGTGCTTAATCCCGTTGGCGCCAATCGCTAGGTTTCTCGTCATGAAACCACTCAGCGATCTGCTCAACTGAATCGAAACCTGTCTTATGACGCATTGGATCTGGGTCTCCCAGGTCCATTTTATTTAAAAAATCATCCATATCACCCTCTTGCATTTCTGGGTTGTTGGCTGTGCGGCGAGCTCGGCGTAACATTTCTCCTGCAGATCGATTTGCTTTAGCTAATTTGTCCGCCCAAATCATATCTTCAAGCTGAACTTCGTGACCATCCGCTATTCGCTTGCAGATGTATTCCAACCGCAAGCGATACTTTGAAGACAGCATAATTTTATCTACAACTCCACTACTTTAACCCTGTTGACCTAACTTTTGATTCACATGAAACCCTCTTTTTTCAACCATTCTCCGGTCAAGGGTGTGGGTGTGTAATGCTCCCACATTTTCTTAGGGCTTCCGCAAACTTTCAGTGCTTCAACAGTCTTGTTCTCGACATACATTGCCCACATGGCTTCAGCTTCAAAAGGCAAAACCTTTTTCGGATATGTCCTCTCTGCGCCGCGTCGGATCCAATCAGGTACTGCTTCTTCTGGATGAATTAAGGCAGTAAAGGTGTTATCCAACGTGCCAGCCATACAATCCTGGGCAGCATGCCAACCTTCGTGCCTGATGACTTGGATCATCTTCGTTGGTTGATCAATGTAGAACTCATTAAGGAACATGCTGTTGCCACGCACGTCATATACACCGCGCATACGGAAAGCAAAATATTTCTCATCTGCGAGATACACAGAAGCCCCAACCTTATCCATCGCTTGGATGATCTCGTCGAGTTCAGCTGCAGCGATCTCATATTCAGGACCAAGATCCGCCCAGCTCTTGAGCTGTTTCACGCCTTCAGTGCACTCTTTGAGCATCATGCAGCCAACTGAATCGAAGCTGCGCCAAGCTTTGACTTTGTCCTCTGCCAAGGCAGGCGTAGCGATTGCAGCTGCTGCCAACACTGAAGCAAGAAACTTTTTCATTCCCTTATTGAAAAAGATGTCTTACTTTAAACGTGTCAACTTTGCCCCATCTTTCTCTTTTCGGCTTTACTGACAGCCTTTCGAGCTTTCCGTGCAGTGTCTGTATTCTCTACGAACTGCTTACCCTTACGGCTCTCACGTTTCTTCTTGTCATCAGTCTTCTTACGCTCTGCCTTTGACATTGCAGCCCAAGCTTTTTCAGGCAGATAACGCTCTGTTGACTTCTTACCAGGTTCGATTGCTTTGTCTGCCATGTCAGCTCTCTTTTGCTTTCTTAAGCGTCGCCAAGATCACACCAAGTTTCTTGGCTTGGTTAGCATGCGTCTTCGAGGCCTTCTCAAGCTCTCCGATGATCGCGTCAATTTTTGAGTGGACTTCAGTCATTCTTCTTCTTCTCGTACTCCTTTCGAGTCATCCACTTCTCTTTGCCCCAGCGTTTGAGATCTTTCTGTTTTTCACTCTTGCCACCTTTATATCCTCCGCCCTTCTCCTTATAAGCTTTGGCTAGCATCTGAGCCTTTCGAGCAGACCACTGCCCAGGCTTGCCGCCTTTTGACCCGGCCATAATGCGCTTCTTGATCCGCTCACGCAAACCGGGCTTTGTGTACTTGCCTTTTTCTTGTGCCATTTACTTATATTAAATCGAGCACACACAAAAAAACCTGGGTGTGTTAAGCCCAGGTTTTATCTTTAATCAAAAAGAGTAAGTGATACCGCCTTTTACACCATAACCGGTGTCAATTTCGCCAGTCAGGAAAGAAAGCTCGCCATATGCATCCAGCTTTTCGGAGATGGGAGCGCTGAGACCGGCTTTACCTGACAGTTCGAGCTCAGTGTCATCAGCATCTACGGCAATCACAGCAGGTCCTGCTTGCACGTAGTAGTCAATGTAATCAGTAGCTCCCGTAAAGCCAAAGTGCAGCTCATGAAGACTTGCAGTGTAATCAGATCCCGCAAAGGATACATTTGTTTCGTAATTGACGTAGGGTCCAGCGAAAGCAGCGGGGGAAGAAGCAACCAGGGCTGCAAGACTGGCTAAGGCCTTCTTAAGCATTTGTTTAAAATTGAGAAGCAGTCAACAAAAAAATTAACACTGCTAAATCAACAAACTAGCTAAATTCAAGGTACGGTCAGTGCCACTTTGCACACAGGCCTAGCTGCAATTCACTGGGTCTAGCATTATTAAGGTTCTGGTAGGAGCAAATGAACTGGCTTCCCCTTTCATTTCTTATCTCATTACTTACCTTCAATCACATGGCAGAAGCAAAACAATCTAAAGGCTCACGGTGTGATGCTAAAGATGCATTGATGGCCGAAGTCTACAAAGATGCTTGGTTCGCACGCCCTGAAAATCACAAAAAGCGTGATGAACTCATTAGGAAGATAGCCACCGATCAAAACATATGTAAATATTTTTACTGATGGCTATCCTCGGTTAGAGTAATGAAACTTAGAGAGAATCAGATGTCTGAAGCTTGTTCAATTCCTTCGAATACTGACCCCCAACCTGAACAGGGCGGTACTTGCGGCCTCGATAGCGCAGCCAAAGTGAAGGACGATGCCGATGGTTCCAATCCTGGCGATCCTGATCACGAAACGCCTCTTTGTAATACTTGTTGCCCCTGTAAGTCAGACGAGTCATGACCGCTCCTTTGAACTACACTTATCTTAGAAACTAAGTAACAATTAATACCGTTTGTGTAGGAACACTTAACGTAAAAAATTTCTTAAGATTCTGGGGGCGCAGCCTCACCGTGGTAGGTGCGGCAAGGCTGGTCACTTTCCAAGTGTGGGAAACAGCAAAAATCACACTTCCCCAGGGCCTGACGCTGTTCTTCTTCGGCCCCAGATGTATAATACTATTATTGATCTCTAAATAAACGTGCTGTGTTTTCACTCGCCAAGCCAAAACTTATAGGCTCTGTTTGCAGTGATTCCGGCTCGCTCTCTGTTGTTGATCCAACTCATATCGGCGTTTCTGAAACGGGTAAGATTCGACTCCCTGCTGTCGGCTTGGGAACAGTTTTCGAAACAGAGGTTGGGGACGGTGAGTTCCAGGTCTACGAATTAAGGGATCGCACAGGTAGACTCAGGCGTATCGTTATTGACCTTGAATGAAATACATAGATCCAGTAGTCTCGCCGAACAAATGGCTTAAAGCGACCTTATCTGCAATGGTCGGCCAACCTGAGTTCGAAGATGATTTACGCGAAGCAGTTGTGGCAATGGCAGACTGGATCGAGCCTGGTGTGATTGACGATATCTTTGTCAACTGGATTGAGTCTTACCAGAAGGCAGTGGATCAACTAGAAAACAATCATAGTAACGTCGACCCGCCGTGCTCTCTAGAGGATTAGGAGGGATCTGAGGAATAATTCTGTAAGAATCCCACAAAGGATCACTCAGGTAAGGAGGTCGGAACCAATAGAACTCCAATTTCTCTGGGTCAGCCAAGAGATCAGGATGGTATTTCGTCCATCTTGACCAGGCTCTGAATTGCTTTTCAGGATGAGCAGACGTGCAGTCAAAGACGATGCAGTCTCCAGGTTCAATAACCCAGCGCAGACGTAACACCTCCTCGAACCCTTTGATGATGGCTTTCATCCCTGACTTGCCATTCATATGCTTCTTTACTGAACGTGCGCGTCTGTTCTTGCGATCTTTATACCAATCATTCAATTGACGGCGTGACTTACCTATAGCAAAGCCAACATTCCAGGCAGTGCCGCCGTGAACATTAAGCCAAAGAGGATCTAAAACAACCTTACAGAGTTGTCCATCGACCTCGAATGTAGAGCTTGTAAACTTGCGGCGTATTCTGTAGGTCATCGTGGAAGAATTACTGCTAATGATTCAGCAGGATCCTGAACTCTGGGAGCTTGTTGAACAGCTCAAGCACCAAGATGAAGATCCTTCTGACTTCATTCTGAATGTAGCGCAGATGCTCGCAATTGAATTCGAAGATCTGCACAGAACTGATTTAAATGACAAGCTCGACGCACTGTTCGGTGGCCTGCCTGCTAAGGCTTTCGAAATGGTGCCCCTTTTCCTGCACATTGCACTTGACATCTTCATGATGCGAGCTACTCCGACTCAGAACCAAGGAGAGTGAGCCATGCTGTCTGGTTTTGTGTTCTGTGATTCGCAAACTAAAAAAGTACTCTGTTATACGAAGGATCGGAAAGGCGTTGAATTTGTCGACATGGGCAGCAGCCGCAGTCTGAATGCGGCGATCTGCCTGGGCGACCTGACCGAGATGAAGAACATTCAAGAAAGATTTAAAAAGGCTGATTTAATTGATGACCTGTCTATCGTGAACGTCGGCAGTCTCTACAAAAAGTTCTTCTGATTCATGCTGGCTTACGTATGCGACCTTGAGACAAACGGATTACTCCACGAACTAGATCGCGTTCATTCTCTTGTCCTGCGCGATGCGATGACAGGAGAAGTCATAAGCTGTACTAATGAAACAAGTCGCCTCAACACTTACCACTCGATTGCGCACGGCCTAGATCTACTTGCCAAGGCAGATGTTGTAATCGGACACAACTTCATCAACTTCGACGCCAGAGCTATCGCCAAGGTCTATCCGTCGTTTCAAGCGAAACCTGATTCTGTTATCCACGACACACTGATTATCAGCCGAGTCCTGTCACCAGAAATGGAGATGGTTGATGATCAAAAATATTCTCACATCCCACCGAAATACAGGGGTAAGCACTCGCTTGCAGCATGGGGTGAGCGTTTAGGTGTAGAGAAGATTAAGTTCACAGAGAACGAGAAAAAATCAAAAGGTGCAGACGTCAACGTATGGGACAAGTGGTCTGAAGAGATGCAGGTTTACTGCGAACAAGACACCTTGGTCACTCAAGTTCTGTATGAATATTTTCAAACGCAAGAATTGGACTCCAGATGCTTCGAGCTGGAGCATGAGTTTGCTGTTATAGCTACCATGATTGAACAGCATGGATTCCATTTCAATGAAAGGGCTGCCTTTGGCTTGGTCAACGTCCTCAAAACTAAAAGGGCTGAAATCCACGATCAGCTCCAAGAAGTTTTTCCACCAATTGTTCAAGAGAGAATCTCGGATAAAACAGGAAAACGTCTTAAGGACAAAGTCATTTTATTTAATCCCGGTTCGCGGCAACAAACCGCACGGCGTTTACGAGAGCGTTACCCTGAAATTAGTTTCTCGACTACCGAAAAGGGAAACGAAAAGGTCGACGATGACGTTTTGGAGAAGCTTGGTGAAAAGTATCCGGAAGCTAAGTTACTCGGTGAGTACCAAATGCTCAACAAACGCCTTGGGCAAATTGCTGAAGGTAAAGAAGCGTGGCTGAAACATAGTCAAGTATTTGAAGATAGTCGTATCCACGGTACGATTATTACTAATGCATGTATCAGTGGACGCTGCTCACATCGACGTCCCAACACTGCGCAAATTCCGTCAGTAGGTCACGCTTATGGAGCCGAATGTAGATCCCTTTTTGTTGTACCTGTGGGGTGGGTTCTTTGCGGTTGTGATGCCTCTGGCCTGGAGTTGCGTGCACTTGGTGCTCAACTAGCCCACTTTGACGGCGGCGAATATGCTGGGCTCGTCAGCACGGATGGATTCGATATTCATACTTATAACGCCAAACTTTTTGGTATCTATGACGGCGAAGGTGATATACCTAAATCAACAAGAGATCTTGCGAAAAGATTAATTTACGCCCTACTTTACGGCGCTGGATCTAAGAAGGTCGGATCAGTTATTGACCCATCTTTGAATGAATATAAGCAGACCGAACTAGGCAAAGAGACTATTAACACGTTTTATAAAAACCTTCCTGCAATTAAACAATTGAAGGATAAGATCGACGAACGCATTACAGAAAGAGGTTATTTAACGGGTATTGACGGTAGGAGGCTACAAATCAGATCACGTCACTCAGCCCTCAACCAACTTTTACAATCGACTGGTGCTATTTCTGTCAAAAAAGCAACCACGATTTTGTATAACGATCTAAAACAGACGGGTTTTGTCTGGGGGCATCACTATGCTTTCGTAGCCCACGTGCATGATGAAATCCAAGCGCAAGTGCGTCCCTCCTGTGTTGACATCTATCAAAAACTAGCGATTGATAGCTTTAGAAAATCAGGGGAGTACTTTGGGTTGAAGTGCCCCCTGACTGGCGAAAGTAAAGTCGGTGCTAATTGGATGGAGACTCACTAACGAGCACGAGCGGTTTGGAATGGATTCTCAGCAAATGCTGCATAAATCATATTGCCGTTGTTAATTCCATTAGATGTTGTGCGTAATTTAAACCCATTTGAAAGTATATCTAACCTTGCAGATCCACTGCTTTCGGCGTTTGAAACGTTAGGTATTAGGTTGTTTTCAGAAACGTTGCCGGGGGATCTTGCTGTGTCATGTATTTCCCAAGTCCTTATACCGCTGTCAGTTCTTTTCAACAAAATAAATGCAGGTCTGAACCCAGTGTACACAAATGCGCCGTCAGCTGAGCTGTTGCCAGTGTACGAACCGATTGCGCTATAGCCTGCGACAGAGGTAAAGCAGTAGGCGATAACAGTTTCATTTTGAGTATGGGCGCTGCCAGAGCCAGTCGTAAACCCGAAAACTGAATTTGTAGGTAACGCTGCTCCCCAAACGTTGCCGCCACCTGCAGCAACATTGTCAGACACTGCTCCGGACGTGTTTAAGAAAAGCGTTTTGGCAACGGTGTCACATACGCTTGCATGAAAGGTCCACCAAGGCCCTCCACTACGAGTTCGTGACTTCATGAATATCAATTCAGGTGCAGCGCTCAGTCCGTGGCCGCAGGTGTAATTTGCATTAGAACTTTGACTATTAAAGTTGACAATAGAGAAACCAGCAGTTTGACTTGCTTTTACTGTCGCTTGAACACTGCCGTCAAAATTAGATGCCCCGGCCGTACTATTGGTGTTTGCCTGCCCTCCCATACCACTGTGGACTGAGCAGTAGTAATAAAGTGTCGGAGCACTGGCTGCTACAACGATTGTAGTTTTTGCCCCAGCCTGTCCTGGTGTGCCGGTGACAGTCACCCCTGTTGTATATTCAGTGCCTCCACCGTGCGTTCCGTTAGATGTAGTAGAGAAGCGCAGTGGATGGCCTGAATTACTGCTATCTGATTGATCAAAGATGTAAGTACTGCCCTCAGCCAGGTCCAGCGTTACGGCACTGGTTCCAAAATCGTCAAAGCGGTACTTGTTGCCACTGTCGCTAACAACTTTGACGGCATAAGTCTTGTTGCTATTCGCCCCAGCGTCCCATGCCCAGCCAACATGCGTCTCGTTGTTGTCATTGACGGCGTTGTCGGAGTCAAGCGTAAAGCCGTCTGAGTTAAACGCAGTCAAACGACCATCACTTAATTCAGCGATGTTCTGGTCACTAAACAGCGGTTTGTTAGCACCTCTGACAATGTCAAACAGGTTATGAGAAGTAGAACCTGAACGCTTTTTGATCCACACAAAATCAGGGCTGAAGTTATAACCAGTAATACTTCTAGATGAGCCAGTGCCAGTCCAAAGTTTGGTGTCAAAGTAATCCGAACCATCGGAAATCGTTGGGTCGGGAAGGTTTGTTGTGCAAAGTGCCTTAAAACCACTTGGGGCGGCATATGCAAAGGGGCGTTGGCCGAAGTTGACTGAGCCGTTGATATTGAGTGCAGTTGCCTGATTGGCTATAAAAGGCGACCAGGTTCCAGAAATTCCGGTAAATGCAGTGCCTAAAGACGATCCGTTTTTATAGAACGTTAAAGTGCCGTTGTCTAAATCTAAAGCAGTACCGATAACATCGCCTGCGGTGTAAGCCGACCCATAATTGCTTACAGAGTTATTTTGGAACTTTTTGCCGCTACTTGCCCCATAGAACCCGTAGGCTTCTGTATTTCCAGGTCCACCACCCCCACCGATGTCCATGCCTTGATCATCACCAGCTCCCTTGGCAATACCTGTGGAGAAAAAATTTGGATATTGACTGTTGCCTGGCGTCATCTCCCAAAACCACTTGCCTGACGAAACAAAGAAAGTGGATCGGCAGCTCATCTGCACACCAAAATTAACTTCTAGGTTTCCATTGCTAAAAGTTGTATTTGAGGTTCCGCTATCTAGTGGATTCAGAGTGCAGTAGTTCCCGCTAACTTCTCCGCCCGCACCAGAATCAGTGTTGGTCGTGTCGTTCGTTGGTACGTCAAACAAGCTGTCGCAACCAGAGCCGCCGGTCCGGCTAGGTACGTCAAAATTGCCGGTATATTTGGCGCTTAAATAAATTCTAGTATCCGACAAATAACCCTTCACGCTGTTAGCATCGCTTCCTACTCGACCGCCAACGGAAACGTTGGACGATTGTCCAAAACTTGCGGAGTTTGAGTAAGCACTCCCCGAGGCAACACCGTTTACATAGTTTTGAATAGATCCGCTGTTTCTAACAGTGGCAAGGTGAACCCACTGTCCAACGTAGTTAGACATATCGACACCACTGCTGAAAAATACTGTGCCACCTCCTGTGTGTATCTGAAACAGAAATGTGTTGTGCGACCCGGTTCCCGAGTAGGTCATCAGCCAGTCATTATTTGAGCCGGTCCAAACGCCAACAATCTGCCTGTCGCCATTGGGGTAGCCAATGGTAGTTGAATCGGGGAGATACAACCATGTTTCGACGGTGAAATCACCAGTAAAACTAAGATCAGAGGCGTTGCCTAAAACAAGACGATCACCATTTCCGTCAAAATACGTACTGCTCCCATAGAAAAAACTTTCTGTAGTGCTGGTTATTGCATCATTGTTACGGGTTATCGTTTTAGCACTACCGCTTCCTTTAATAGTTGCACTTTCATCTGACCAAGTAGTTCCATTGTTTGCACCGTTCAGAGGCAATGCAAGAACAATGCTGCTGCTGCTGCTATCAGTTCTCGTTCCACTTCCTATGGTTCCGCCGTAGTTGCCTGTGGTATTCAGAATTGGTAACGCTCCAGTAGCAAGTGCAACAGTACCATCAAAGTTGCTGAGATTATTTACAGTAAATGTATTGCTATTGCCACTGCTATCTGTACCAAGTGCGGCTTTGGTGGAAGCATCGTCAAACTTCAAATGGAAACCATTAGTTCCAAACGATCCATCAAATTCTTTTGGATCCCAGATGCCATCATCATTTGTTTCACCAAACTCAGTCGGCGCAAGTGCTTGACCGTCGATGAAGTGAACGTCGGCTAGATAGCCATTGAAATACTCAGAGCTGGGCGCTCCGCTAAGCCTGCCGATATTATGTTCAACAGTATTATTTATCCCGTACTCAGAGTTCTGAGAAGGATAATTAGCTGTAGCAAAGTCAGTCTCTTGAACGCCGTTGATGTAGATCTTTACTCTATTAGATGTTGTTGCCTGAGTTGAATCGTACGCAACGACTAAATGAAAAAATGCCGAAGGATCACGGAAAACCCTTGTCGTTTTTACCTGGAAAGTAAAGCTTCCGCTATACCTGTAAACGCTTAGTTGATCATTGTCCTCAAACCGAAATCCATGCTCATCAGAAGTGTTGCCTCCAAAGAAAAATTTCTGAAAGCTGCCTTGTCCGCATTTTTTAATCCAACCGCTCCATGTAAACGTCCTGCGATTGCCTGCAGACGACGGGGTTCTGCTCAAATATGCACTATCAGCATTGTTAAACCGCAAGCTACGTTCAATGGCATAGCCGCCGACGCCTTTTCGTCCGAAAATTACACTTCCTGCACCACCTCCATAAGCAGCTATCCCTGCCAGAGGGCTCTGTTTGACGGTATTACATTCTTTCATGATCAAGCAGCTGCAGTGTTGGACAGGTTCCCGATTACTGTATAAGTCGCATCAGCGGTTTTTAAAATCGTGAAAGCGTAAATATCTAAACCGCTTGCTCCACCAGCAGAAGGTGCTGCTCCACCAATCCAATTCTCAGTGACGTTGGCTCCGTCGATAGTCAACTGCGCAGAATAACCACCGGCAGCTGCTGTTGTGATAATGTTGACAGCCACAGACTGACCAATTGCCATCAAAGAATTTAAAGAAGTACTGCTATCAACCCTGATGTTAGGCGTCGAAGTGGTTGTTTCCTGAGTAGTAAATAGATGTGTATTCCCGTTAGCTAAGTCAATATTGGTATTGTCGCTCAGTTTTCCTGCCGTGACATTGCACTTTTCAAACAAAGGTCCGCCATCAAAGGCAACCTCGTTGGCAGACCCTGAGATTGTGATACCACTAACTAACTGAGCTTTAGTCTGACTCATCTTGTACCTCTAATACCTCTATTTTAGTTGAGCAAATCAAAGCCGCCTGCTGTCATATTTCGTTACATTAAGCTAATTGCAATTCTAAAAGCACCAATTACAGTTCGTTGGCTCCCACGAAGCACCATGAATTCACCCGATCGCGTCCTCACACGCGAAAAACTCGACCAGTTCAGCTATCTCGATCTCGTAGAGATGCACGATGATCTTGAGAAATGGCTGATTGTCTGGCAGTCACGGTTAAATGAGATACAAGAAGAGATCAAGCATAGGATCGAAGAGAAGCTGGGCACCCAATGAAAAGCCTGAAACAGAACTGCTGGGACATTCGTTTCATGCGGATGGCTCACGAGGTTGCGTCCTGGAGTAAGGATCCCAGCACAAAAGTCGGTTGTGTCCTGGTCAAGGATCGAAAGATCATCAGCATGGGATACAACGGTTTTCCTCGTCTCATCGAGGATGACCTCAACCGCCTCATCGACAGAGAGGTCAAGTATGAAATGACAGTCCATGCTGAACAAAACGCTGTCATCACTGCTGCACTCCATGGCATCAGTACTGCGGGATCTACTGCTTACGTCACTTTCAGTCCATGCAGTCGCTGTGCTGCTGTACTTATCAACGCTGGCATTTCAACCGTCGTGGTATCAGCCGCAGACGACATCCCCAGCCGCTGGCTCAAAAACTTTCAACTTGCCGCCGAGCTACTTAATGAAGCTGGGATCGGTCACGAAATCATTGACCCTGAACTCTAATGAACCTTATTAACGCTGCCGCTACTTTTGTCGGCGAAGCCCAGACCGAAACTGGGGTCCGGTGCATGGAGATGAAAATCCCTGTACAAGGATCCAAGGCTGTCGAAGTCCCTGTCTTCCTAATCCCTACCAGGTCATCAGGTGAGACTTTTGTCCCAGAAGCCTATGAAAAGGGGTGCACGATCCTTTTCACGGGGCGCCTGTACCCCTGCAAGAGCGACAACAGAATGTACGTTGCTCCGACACAACCGCTTCAGACTGTGCCTAACAACACGGTTCTGAACCAAGTCTCACTTGCTGGTGGCGTCGGCTTCATTGCAGAAGAGCGCAGAGAAGATCTATTCAACTGTGGTCTCCTTTGCCAGGCACCTCCTCAAAAACTCATCGGCCACACCTGGGACGACAGTCTCCCCTTTCGGCTCGAAGCTTGGGGCGATGATGCTGCCAGGATGCGGAAGTTTCTGTATAAAGGACGGCAAATTGCGCTGACCGCATCTCTCCGTTTCGAGACCTGGAACAGTAAAGACGGTCCCCGAGCTGCTTACAAAATCCGCGTCCGCTCCGGTATGTACTCTTTCTTTGGAAAGAACAAGGCCAACGCGAATCCCATTCCGGTTCAGCAGCAAGATCCTGCTAAATCTGATACGGAACCAGCACTGGCTACCGTTATCCCCAAACCCATAGAAAAGGGCGACGAGATTCCTTTCTGATTTCTTCGGGTTGACTGCGATCAGGCCAACGTTAGCCTGGTGTTTGGAAGAGACCTAACCCTGGCAGTGCTGTGCCGGGGTTTTTCTTTTCTGAACCCAACACTGAAACTTATGTCTGTTTTAGAACGTTACCTGAACACCGAAAAGTACCAGGGTGTGATGCGTGAACTCGCTATCGCCCAGATCCTCAATGAAAAGGCCAAACCAGGTCTCTTCATTAAGGCAAACGCACTCGACCGCTGCGGATGGGTGGGTGAAGAATCTGACTTTCCCAATGCAGAGGCCGACTACGTGCATGTCTTCAACACCGGAGACGAGGAGCGCGGCTGGTTCTTCAAGAGCCCCCGGATGCTGATCATCCATGGCGGTGGCATTAAGGACACCACCTTTATCGAGAACTCAGCCAACAAAGGTGAGATCGTGGGCATCTACCCCCAAGACTCATACCTCTATGACGATTGGGCTGAAAAAAATCCCAACCAACCTTGTCCTTACAAGCGTCGGCGTTTGGTGCTGGTCTACCTCGTCAATGACAAGGGCGTCCCGGCTCACAAGAAGCCATTGATCCTGTCGCTCCACGGTGGTGCATCTAAGGAATTTGTCTCCGCTTACAACCGGTTCCTTGAGCAGCTTGAGGGTGCATTCAGCGAGAAGTTCAACCTGAAGAGCGCCACTGGCTTCGACCCGAAGCAAGCTGCAGCTGCGATCTTCACCCCGACCTTCGGAACCGTGATGTATGGCGAAACGAAGAAGTCAGCTATTGCGGTGCCCAAGACTTGGGTTGAACCGACTGCTAAAACCCTCGAAAAATTCTTCCCTGAAAAGGGTGAAGACATCGATTACATCGAGGAAGTCCACGAGACCGTCACAATGGAGGTGTATTGCGCCAAATTCTTCAAGCAGTGCGAGAAGGAGATTGGAATCAATGCAATCGCACCTGGGGTGGATCTTGCGAATCTGACGCTGCCTTCCCCTGAGTCAGGTGGCATCCGTGCGATGCTCGCCTCGAAGGATGAAACAGGAGCTATTGCAGGTGGGCTGCAGTAAACTTCAGTTGGAATCTTTTTAAGATTCTCTTACGTAAAGTGCGGGAATAATTAAAAGTTCCCGCTACCAATTGCGTGGTCGCAAAAGCCTAAGTAGATTCAGGACGGGTCCCCCACCCACCTCACACACAGCGACAGGGAGGTGTTCAGGCACCTCCTTTTTATTTGGCAAGTTTTTTCTCAAGCTTCCTGGCTTTCTCCAAGATCTTCTGTGCCTCCTCACGAGAAGTGCACTCTTGAGCCTTGCACACGATTTTTGCGTATTTTTTTGAGTGTTTAGCTGGATTCATCGTTTAGGTAGTTCTGCATTGCAGCGGTTTCAAATTCCATAAGACGCTTGCAGAGACTCCTAATTGCGGCCTGTCGCGCCACTGCAACAGTCAAGAGCTTCTTAGCGGCTTCCTTCAATTGACCCATGTCATCTGTACTATCGATCTCTGATGCAATCCGTGCTTCTAAGAATTCATCCTCTAAAGATAAGGTGATATTGAATTGCTCTAGAGGCACTTTGCTCAGTTCAAAGTCCGACATAGGGTCTATAGATAATTTTCATTCTATCAATAATGTCAATATGTAATACTTAGGGGGAAGAAAATATAAAGAGAATGTTTTATATTGACAGTCCCTGGTAGGTGCTTATGCTTTACGCATCTTCAAACCCCGCATGGCCACTCGCAAGTCATTGTCCGGCTCTGTAACGATTGAGTCTCGGCCTAAGAAAACATCCATCGGGGATGGGCGGCGGAAGCGCGGGTCATTCAAGGTCAAAGGTCAGAAGCCTTACCGGGGACAAGGCAAATAAGAATGGCGGATCCGAAGAGCTACAACCAGATCCTCGAAGATCAGCAGATGATCCTGGAGCTGATTGATCAGCCCGATTTAGACGAGGACGAGCGCCAGGAGCTCGCTTCTTTCTGGATGGACCTGAAAAGCCGTGAGGCTTACAAGTTCGATGCGATCATCAGTGTCATTAGGGAGTGCGACAACTGCATTGACCAGGTGACAAAGGAGCTGGCAGAACTCAGTGACAACGCTGAGTACTGGAAAAAGAAGCGTCAGAACGTTATTAACATCATTAAGGTGGCCTATCAAAACCAATTGATAAGCTCAAAGCCAACTGGTGTTAAGTACCAAGCGACGATTAAGCAGGTCAAACCCAAGGTCGAGGACAACTTTGACAAGTGGACAGACAAAGAAGTCGAGCGCTTCAGCCTGAAGAAGACGGTGACTGTGAGCAAGGTGCACAACAACATGGTCGTCCAGAGGGATGAAGAGGTCTACACGGATAAGGACGAGCTCCGCCGTGTATTGATTGAAAACCCAATGCTGGCACCAGATGCGGCTAGATTGGTCAAACGAGTCTCGCTTTGCTACGGGCTTCGTAAACGTTTACAAAAGGGCGTCTGATCTGCTATTGACGCCGTTTTCAGGGCCGGTAACCTTGGCCTGAGCTGAGTACCCCTGTGCCTTACCTGCGCTGCTTACGCCACAGCAATGACTACTACGTCGCTGAACTCAAGGATGAATTCGACTACGAAAAAGAGTTCCAGCCACGCTGGTGGAGACTCTGCATCATGCCAGACGGAGAGCTCCACATCGAAGACGAGCTTCTGGGACAACTTGATTGGAAGGCTGATGATCTTCTGGAGTGGTTCGAAATTGGGGATACCGAATTTCTTCTGATTAAAATCATTAAGTCATGAAATCAAAACAACGTCAATCCTTCCTAAGCCACATTGAGGCAAAAGCTCAGGCGCAACCTCCCGTGTCGTGCTGGTCAGAGCAGCATTCTGCGCGGCAGCGGGAAGAGCTGGCATCAAAAAGGAGTACCTATGAGCAGTGGATCTCAACTAGACATAAACACAATTAGAAACGAGTGTATCCAAGTCTGTCTAACAGAAGACGGCTTCACTGAATGCTGTTTTGTCAGTTCAATGCACCTGGCAGCTGATAAAGAGAGGCAACTGCGCAAAGCAATTCATCAACGGGCCGTTGAGGCTATGTTCTACGAGGGTGAAATATTCCCGGATTAGGGTACTTATGCTTGTCTCGTTGTTGCATCCTCGACATGAGGCAAGCCAAGAAATTTAAATTTCAAGCCACCAAATCAGAAATCTTAGACTCTATCGAGTACGAAGGTTTTGAGATTAAAAGCCTAAAGCACGGGATCACTGGTCACGTACTCTATAAATTTCCTAGCAAAGCCCATGACTGGGAACTGTGCTGGACAATGGACATCCAAACTGCAAAGGCAGGTGTACAAAAATACAACGCTCACCTGCAAGAACAACAGGGTAATAGTCCCGTAGAATCAAAGCTAAGTTAAATAAGGCGTTTAAAGTGGCGCGTCCGGTGATGACAGATCTGATGGATGACCTTGCCATGGGCATCCATGAATATCTTCTAGAAATCGCTACTCCTTACCAGGAATCAAATTTTGTTTTGATCCCTATCACGGAAGTAGTCAAGAAGTTTGGTCGTAATCATCGGACAATCCAACGGCGTATCCAAGCACTTAAGGACGAGGGAATCCTTGTCCCTGTGATCAAACGCCAAACAATCACCCTTTACGAGGTCAAGGACCTGGAGGATCAGGCATGAGCGACACCCCAAACTCCGATAAGAACCTGGAAGTCGTCAATTTTTTGCTGTCGTCTTTTACGGACAACGGCAAATCTCTTCGTGCCTTTACAACCAACCCGCAAGAGTTGGCCATCACAATACTTACGGCTGGTCTGCTAGCTAATAGCAAACTCATGATCGGCCCAGAAGACGCTGTAAAATCAGCTTTTGACATCCACGCACGCATTCAGAAGCACGTCAGCAACTTCCAAAACATGCAGTTCGCAGCTAACATTGAAAATTGTTTTGGCGAGCAGCCACCTGAAACCGAACATTATTGAGCCGGTTCAAAGATTTAGTAGGCGTATTCTCCTGGCAACTGCACAAACAAGTTGTTCGATTATCGATCGGATGGCGATACGCGCCTTACCATTAATGGCTCGCGTCACTATAAAACTCCCTACGGAGCTCTACCGTCAGTAACAACAATCCTTTCTGCGACAGGAGGAAATAAGGCTGCACTCGAAAGATGGGCAAAGAAAAACCCGGGTGGTAGGGAGGCTGCAGCTGCACGCGGGACAAAAGTCCACTCCCTAATGGAGGAGTTTCTGCTCGGTATTGAAAAGGATCCTGTGATCGATGATCCAGAAATTGCCAGTTTCTGGGAGGGTCTGCCTCAAAATCTTGAGAAGCTTGAGAATGTGATCTGGGCTGAAAACCCTGCCAAAGAAGGTGATTTCGGCTGGACAATGGGCGGAGATGGTGTATCCCGTGTATGGCACCCTGGTATAAACGAGAGCGAAAACTGGGGCTGGGCAGGTGCACCTGACATCGTCGCTGAGTACAAAGGAAAGATCGTCTTGGGTGATCTAAAAACCAGCAACGGTCCTTACTTCTCCAAATGGCCTGGTCCTGAAACGCCCAAGAACCAATATGGGATGAAGCGTGCAGGATTTATGAAGTACCAGAAGTGCCAACTCCAACTGGCTGCTTACGCTTTAGGCCTCGAACATACGGTGAATATCCGCCCTGAATTATGCATGACTTTCGTGGCGACACGAGAAAATGTGCAGGTTTTCGCTATTCAGCCAGCCACAATCGAGAAATACAAACAGAAGTGGCTCAGCACCGTGGAGAAGTACTACACGGAAATCTTGCCTGCGCAGAAGGCAGCGGAGCTGGAAATGGAAGCCGAGAGCCAAGACAGCTGAGTCTCATGCTGAGTAAGTCAATAGGCAAATGCATCTACCGTAAATTTATGTATAACTAAACAAGAATCAAAAGACTTTCGGACACAGGGTTTCACAAGTAGATCGACGTGACTACTCTCTGTCCGGGTTGACAAATATCGGTATATCACCCGTGACCCAAAGCTCTCAGGAACCCAGAAAACCACATCAGCACATCAAGGCTGGCGAGATCAATCTCAGCCTGATACCGCAAGATTGGGCGTTGACCCCCTTGCGGGATAAGAAGCCGTATAAACCGGGCTGGACTCAAAGCCCGTTCACGGTAGAAGAAATTCGTGGCGAACTGGAGGAAGGAAGGGCAACTGGTGTTGGTTTGCTGTCAGGCCAATGGTCTAATGAAGGCGGCCTGATTTGGGTTGACATCGACGGACCGAGCGCTATACCTGCACTCGAAGAATTAGCAGGTGGACCTCTCGACGCGATCTTCCCCGAGACTCTAACTATCTCCTCGGGTAAAGAAGGCCGTCAACGCATGCTTTACAGCGTGCCGAACGACAAAATCGCCTTAATGCCGAACAAGGCAACCATCAAAATTGGTGTGCCCTCGTTCGAAATTCTCTTCCGATCGCGTCAGGGAGCCTTGATGGGCTCTCATCCAGAAACAGAAGGGTATTTCACGACACGACACGGTGGCTTCGAATTCGCTAAGGCCCCGCCAGAGATGCCTCAGTGGCTTTACGACGCCATTGAAAAGGCTTATCCGACCACCAAGTACCGGAAGCCTGTTACCTCCGGCCTGATCACTCAGCACATCAATATCAGCTACGAAGAAGGCTCAACATATCAGCAGGAAGAGACCGTCAACGAGGCAAGAATTTACCTCGAACACCTCTCAACTGAGCGTGCAATCGATTACGAAGAATGGCTTGCTGTAGGCATGTGCCTGCATCAAATTGATGACTGTCTTTTTGTTGATTGGGTCGAGTGGTCGCAAAAGGCTCCGAACTTTGAGGACGGTGTCTGCGAGGCAAAGTGGCGTTCCTTCGAAAGGCAGCCTGGCGGGCCTAGTCCTGAGGGATCTTGCGGACTTCACCATCTCAGGGCTAAGGCAAAGGAAGATGGATATATAGAACTTGGGAATTATGTTGTTGAGTCTCCTGAATCACTCATCAAGAAAGCCCAAGAATTTTTCAGCGAAAGACAAGACGAAATGCCTGAGCATGAAGTAGAAGAAGCAGTCCTAGAACAGATCATGGGATTCCCTGACAAGGGAATGCGTGCTGAAATTGGACAAAAAGTTAAGGGTCAGCGCAGACCTAAAACTCCCCCTGCCTCCGAACTTGCGGAGTTTGCTACTGAGATGGTCATTCAGTGCGGCTGGCGGTATGACCCTAAATTTGAGACCTTTATGTTCTATGAAAAGAGCAGAGGTGTTTGGCGGCGCGAAGAATACAAGCATGAGTACAAGCACTTCGTGCAAGATCTCTTTGTCCGTGAGCGAATCCCAACTCCCGGTGGTTTCACTTCGCACCTCGTTTCAGACGTCGTCACCTTGACACAGGCCTACATCACCCATACCTACTGGGATGACGATGACGATCGCCTGGCATTCAGCAACGGTGTTTTAGAGATTTCGACAGGAGAGTTCTCAGATCACAATCCTGAAAACTACATGACCTGGGGACTCGACTTTGAGTACGACCCCACTGCAGATCCCGGTCAAATTATTGAATGGCTGACAAGGACCCAATACGGAGATACCGATCGCGTTCAGGTCCTGCGGGCGTGGTTAAAAGCCTGTCTGATGGGGCAAGGTCATGAAATCCAGCGTTTCTTGGAAGTAGTGGGGCCAGGGGGACGCGGTAAGTCGACCTTTGCAAACCTCTGTTGTGCACTGGTTGGTGCCCGTAACTATGCCAGTACAACCCTCAATCAACTTGAGCAATCCCGCTTCGAAGTTGCGTCTATCAAAGGCAAGCGACTGACTCTGATCAATGATTCCGAGCGATACGGCGGATCTGCTCAGATTTTCAAGGCACTGACGGGCGGGGACAACCTCCGCTTTGAAGAGAAGAATAAAAACGTGGGCGAGCCTTTCGTCTACACAGGAATGGTTATGGTCTGTGCTAATGAACCGATCCAAACCACTGATAACACCTCAGGATTGACCCGCCGCCGTCTGACAGTTGAGTTCAATCGCCCTCTCTACAGCAAGAATTCAGAAGCTAAGGAGATGATTAAACTCGATCAAGGCATCGTAAAGGGCTTATGGAAGCATTGTTTACCTGGGTTAGTTAACTGGGTATTGCAAATGAGCGACGCTGAAATGCGTGAATACCTGCTCGACACCTATGACAAGGTACCGTCCCTAAAGCGTACCCGTAATGAAATCATGCTCAACAGCAACAACCTGGTTGAGTGGCTGCAGTCAGAAGTTGTGTTTGACGAAAAGTCCGTGACACCTGTAGGCAAGAAAATTCCTGCCGCAAAAGATGCACAAGAAAGATACTGTAATAGTAATTTCCACCTGTATGCAAGTTATGCGTCTTATTGTGAGGACACTGGCTCAAAACCTGTCGGTCAAAAACGATTCTGTGCTCTTCTAGCTGATTGCTGCAAAAACCAGCTCGGTCAGGACGGCATCAGGCAATTCTCGAAACTTGGTAAGCCTTACATCAAAGGCGTTGCACTCCGTAATTCAGACCAAAAATTCAAGAATTTCCCGACGATTCTGCCAGAAAAACACGACGCGGAATCCTATGACTCCAGAGCAGCTTGACAACTGGAAGAAAATTAAAACGCATCTCGAAGCAGTAGGCGCAACCGAGAACGACTACTACACCAGAGCTTGTGCCATTTGTTCTGGAGGTAAAGATCCAGTCTCGATCCCACGGCCGATAGATTTCATTACTGAAGAAGAGTCATGAGCATGCATCCTCATGATGACCCTGAGGATCCCACTGCAAATGACTGCAACTACAACTTTCCGCAAGTTCTTTTCGCCTTTGTTCTAGGCTTTACTTGCATGTTTGTTTTAGCAGTAGACGAGATACAGGATTTTAAGGGCTGCCCGATGGACGGTCAGCCTTTGCTATGGAAAGAAAAATCCTTAGACACCACGAAGCCCGGCTAATCTCCGTCTTACCCGATCATATCCAGGGAACAACCTTTTGTTGATCTCTCTAATCATGGCAGGAGGCACTTCAGGTCCAAGGGCTGTCGGTGTCTCGGGAAACTCTACGACCTGTGCGATCTCAGGTCCGCCAAGAACTTGATCGGATGCATAAAGTATCCCACGCGGAAGTTCGCCTCCCTCTTGCTGGGAAATTAACCCTCTTTTCCTAGTGTATCCCTGGAGAAATTCACCACCATTGGCCATGACGGCTGGAAAATCGTTGTCACCCATAATTAAAGTCCTAATTGCTCCATCATTCGCTGTTGTTCTAGACGTCTCCGCAAGAGCGCATCACCGACGCCTAAACCAGTGTCGATTTCTTCTTCTGTGAGAGTACCTTCGTCAAGCTTTTCGCGTTGCTTAAGAGGTTCTCCACCGAAAAATTTGAAGGGATTAAATGCAATTTCACCCTGATCCTCAAGGATCTTGTTCTTCATGTATTCCTGAAGAAAACCACTTCCGTCAATCATGGGTTTAGTGCCTATTTGATACCGTGAAATCTTGGTGCGGGAATGCTAAACGGACTTCCGCCGCTCATCTTTCCATACTCGAAAGCATCGCGCAACGTGATTTTGCCATCTTTCACTAAATCATCGGGAGGCGGGGTAAAAGCACCAGTATCCCTAAGGCTACCTGGCATTGTGAAAACATCACCTGCCTTACGCCCAGGTCGACCCGAAGGTGACATTAAATCGATTGACATGCCAGCACGCTCACCAATCGTTACCCCTTGCTTCCTGAGGTCTTCCATATGACTACGGATTGCATCTTGACCATAGCCTTGCCTAGACAGCTCCCGTACATCCGCAAATCCAAAGCCCTTACCGTCTCCAAAATCCTTGTAGTTGTATCCTTTTACCTCGTTCTTTGGTCCGCGTGCACCCATCAATTCCAAAGAGCCTTCAACTTTTCCACCGATTGCTGTGCCTTTATCCCTCTCAGAATCGACAAAACGACTAATCGCTCCTTTCGTATAACCACGTTTTTTTAATTCGATCAAATCTTTCTGACCAATTCCAGCATCGCCGAACGCTGAAGAGTCAAAATCCTTGACTTCCCTTACTTGCTTAGGTGTAGTTGACGTTGTCCTCGCACCCATTTTAAAAGTGTTCCAATTACATACTGATTCTATCTACCGTAAATATAAACTTTTAACCGAAAAGTCCGCCGACGTAGCCGTCAAGAAAGTTTTTCTCTTTACCCGGCATCTGCGATTCAGCATTCATCGGATTTGTTTTTTCAGCAGCAGCCATATTAGCTTCTGCGTAAGGAGCGCTTACAGCCTGACCCTGAGTTGCATAACCGCCCGGGAGCTTCTCTTGACGACGTGGATCGCCTAGATCCTGCGACATGTCCAGGCTCGAAGGATTGAAGCCGTATGGATTGTAGTTCATGATTAGTAATTAAAAGCCGCGTTGGCGACCGCGTCTTGTGTCTGGCTCTTCAGCAAGATATCTTCCCAGCTGATTAGCTAAAAAGGCTTGCTCTGGATTGTCCTCTGCTTCTTCTACTGTAACCCCTTTCTTTGCCAATTTAGATGCAAGATTTCTCTTATAGCGATTAAACAAAAACTCCTCCTCTTCAGGCATGCTTTCAAGAGCAGGATTATTTCTCCGGAAATTTTCTCTAGCTAACGCTTCGTAATCAACCTTAGCGTCTGCTTCAGCCTTTGTTTCGGGTAAATTAAGAATCAGATCAGTCATTCGATCTGTTTCCTTCTCGCGCTCAGTCTGAGCTTCGACACGAGGGTACTGATACTCGCCTACACCGGATTCAATAGGCGTAGGAACAACTTGTTTGGTGAGACCCTCTATCTCAGCTATAGGGTCTTTACCTTTTTTTCTTTTATCAATGTCCCCAGGACGATTGTCACTCTCAAAATCATTCCCACCTGGTAAATTGGTAAAGTCTGTACCCCCGAACTTACTCATACGGGATCCGCCTTTCAAACGTCCGGCGTAATTTCTCGCAAAGTCAATAGCAGGAGACAAAGCCAAACCAATACCAAGGGCTGTAGATAACCCTTGAGCAGTTTTTATAGCAGGCAATACAAAAGGGAGCATCTATCAATGCAATATCCTTCTTACAATACTAACATCTGCCTTCTAAATACTGATGCTGGTTAAAACCTTTCCCAATGGCACAACAGTCAACGAAGTAAAAGGCTGCAAAGATTACAAATACCTCACTTGTTCTGCTGCTGGCGGCATATGCCATTACGCACACTCTTTTGACAACGCTATCTCTTTCGCCGAGGTTTTTGAAAACTACTACAAAGTCTCAAGGCGCCAAAATCACAAAAGTGGCTAACATTTAAGTGTGGGGTGGCCGCTTCAGGTGGCCTGTTTTTGCCCCAAACTCACTGCGCTGCAACGGTTTCCACGAATAATCACCAAACTACTTTTTTAGAAGGGGGTTTTCACTTAAGCGTATAGGGACGGGGTCTAGGTCTTTGGTAGCTAAAAAATTCACTACCAAGACCCTAGGCTCCTACTCCTAAGAAGTAAGTAAAAGTACGGTCCTAAAATCGTTTTTGGTGATTATTCCCCAAACTCGTTGCAGGGCAGTAGTTTTCAGCCTAATTTTGAGCCATTCTGACGTGTCCCCCAAATGCGTGAGGTCGCTTTCTTTGCCGAATCAGGCCTTGTGGCCAGTGATTTGATCGTTTTTGCGAAGGCTGCACAGCTCTTCAGCCGGTCAAAGGGCCGCAAAAGCTGCTGGAGCCTTGCCGGAAGCCCTCGCGTCATGTTCTCAGGCTTCATCAACAGCAAGCGCAACCACTTGCACTACAAGGCGCAAGACGCCAGGCCCCTCCTGCTAGCCCTCCTGGGTCAGTACCCGTCCGCAGGGCAGTCCGTCATCGTTCGGCGACACACCTGCACTGACCCTTTCTGCCTAAATCCGTCTCATTACTACTACGGGACCAGGGCGGACGTGATGTTCGAAAATCAGCAGCGAAAAGGCCTGCAAATAGACCCAGTAATCCTGAGCTCAATCAAAACAGCTGATTCACGCATCTCGACCAAGCACCTAGCGGAGGAGCTTGGACTGCCCTATCACAAAGTTCAGAAGATAAGGTCAGGCACAACATATAGAAGTGTGCATTTAGATGGTGAGCAGTCTAATGTTGAGGAAAGCTGGGACTACTTCGAAAACCTTGTCACGAACCTGCTGACGAGCTATCCAGAAGAGGTCAGGCGGTATCAACTCGAATATCACGTGACAAACGAACTGGAATGCCCTTGGCATCGCAACGGTGAAACAGGACATAAAGGGCGTTTTGGCCACATGGGGGAGTGCCTCGACTGCATAGAGCAGATAAAAGAAGGTCATTGCTCTGTGGACGTGACGCAATTTGATTATCGGTGGTACTGGACCGTTAAACGTTTTTGGGACCAGGTAGATGTGAAAGGTGAAGACGAATGTTGGCCCTGGCTCGGCGCCACAAAAAAAGGCGGCACTGAATCTGTTGCTTATTGCCCGTCACCGTTTCACAACAGTCCTTCACAGTCAGCAATGAGAGTTGCTTACTGGCTCAGCCGTGGATATACAGGTAAGTACCGCATCCACACAAAACCTGATTGTGAAAAGTTTTGTTGTAACCCGAAACATCTAATTGCTAAAGGGCTTGACGGTGTGTCTGAGCCATCTAAAATTGAAACCATTCAACTAAATTATGTCAACATCTTCGAGCACTTCAAAAAAACCAACACTCAAGAGAGCTGATATCATCCCAAGCGACTGGAGACCAGGTGCGCGTAAATTCGCAGCATGTGTCGTAATTGGCGGTGATATGCACTGGGGCCAATGGCATGAAGACCTGGGTGAAGTTGACTCTGAGCTTCGCTGCATGATCAATAACCTCAATTACGAATTAATTGAAACGGTTGAAGATGAAGGGTTCTACCCTGAGCGAGCTATAATTATGGAAGAAAAGTATCAAAAATCCGGACGGACCAACGGTCTGTTTATTGGACTAAACGAGGAAGATGGCGAGGTTTCTAACGACAATTCCCAGTAACTCTGGCTTTTTTAACCTTGGAAGTGTTGAAGCTTATCCAACCGGTGGTACAGGCCCTGTTGCATATGGACCAACCTCTTACTATGGATCTGATCCCCGTCCTGCACAGCGTGGAGATAGCCTATATAATCCTATTGATTTGGGCGATTTCTCTGCTGTGTTTCGCTCGGTCCCACTGAGCAGTAACCACGGGGGTCTTTCTCGTCAGCAGACGACCTTTTATAAAATAAAAATTAAATCGCCCAGATCTATTCAATTTACTCAAGAATTAGATCAATTTAGCTATCAGCAAAACACCAATAGAAACACGCTGCTAGCGATCTATCAACTTCTGCCTGATAACAGAAGAGAGGAGTTACCAATAAATAATCTTGGTTACGTCAGCCCGCAAAGTTCTATTGATTACAACGAAGAAGAGCTGAGACTTGAAGACTATCCAAGTACTCGATTAAATCCAGGAGAGTACCTTTTCTTAATAACTAATGATATTAGGTATCTAGAAACGACTTATTCAATATCAGTCAACGTTCAGGTAACTGATTTTAGGTTCACCGGGGAGAGCACAGAAGAGGCGGTCAACTTTGACTTAGTGTCAAATAGCGCTGTCGCCTCTTTAGATTTTGGTCAAATCGCCTCTTAGGTCATTGCCTCACCCGCATAGCGCATGTACCGCTTACCGAGATCTGATTGTTCGTAGTCTTTACGTTTACCTACTAAATCTTTATAGGCATTACCAACGATATTCTTCAGGTTCTCCCTGTAGGTGCTATCAACTCTAAATGGTGCTTCGCTATCCCTGTATTCAATCTTGGTTTTGGCGGGATCCATGTAATCAAGCGCCATTTGGACACGCTCTCCAATTGGAGTTTGTTGTGTTGTGGTCTTAGCTGGTTGCAGAAAGTCGGCTGACATAACTGCACGTTGACCAATTGTCACACCTTGTCCTTTAAGAACATCAATATAATCTCTAATCTGCTGCCTACCGTAACCTCGCTTCGACAGTTCCTGTACGTCTGCAAATCCGAATCCCTTACCATCGCCGAAATCTTTATAGCTGTAATCGGTATCTGCAATTTGACCAGCTTTTGTTGACTGCTTGTGCAACAACTCCAAAGAAGGCGCCACTTTCTGTCCAATCGGTGTCCCCTTATCCCTTTCTTCTTTAACAAACTGAGCAATCTGCTCTTTGTTAAAACCTCGATTCATCAATTCCTTAATATCTTTTTGACCGAAACCAGTGTCTCCGTATCGCGGATCGCGTGCATCGTACCCGCTCTGTGAAACGGATTGCTGCTGGGCCGGGACTTCAACCTTACCCGTCCGCAAGTGATCAACATAATCCTGAATTTGCTGCTTGCCGTAACCCTGCCTTGAAAGTTCTTTAATATCTTCAAACCCGAAACCTTTGTCACCAAATTTCGTGATATCGAAATCTGTATCTTTAATCGCACCTTCCTTGGTCGATTGTTTATGCATCAAGCCTAAAGAACCCTGAACTCTACCTCCAATTGTTGTTCCTTGACTTTGTGCTCTGCCTACATAAGCAGCAATTTGATCTTTGTTGAAGCCTTGCTCTCTCAAGTAGGTCAGATCTTTCTGGCCAATGCCTTCTCCGCCGATTGCCTCTGGATCGAATCCGCTCTGCTCAATAGTCTGAGATTGGAAGGGTACTCGTGTCGGTTCACCCTTCTTTCCCTCACTGCCATACATCATTGCATAGGATTTTTGATCAGCAGGAATAGATGCTGCGTATGACGCAGCTTCCTGGAACCTATTTACTGCATCTTGATAACCTCTATATTTCCTGTTACCCAGCGTGAGTCGCTCCTCCTCCTGGAGTTCCCTGATCCGCTCTCTTGTCCCTTTGAGATTATCGAATCCTCTTTTAAAATCCTTATCAGGAACTCTCGTCTGATATACAGTCGGCCTGGGCACCTCAATTTTAGGTTTACTTCTGGAACCCATTGTTTTACTTGAAACGCACTTCTATACTGATTCTATCGGTCACAAACTCGTGCAAATGGATGGCTCCAACGAAGCCAACAGGGACGAAAATAAAGAGCAAGATAAGCTCAGCGTAAGTAATGGGGCGGCGCATGGAACAAAATACCCTTTCATTCAAGAGTTTAGCGAGCTATTACATTCGTTGTCCATCGCTGAGCTTGAAGACCTTTTGACACCTGCTCAAAAACGTATGGCGACAGGTTTATGGGAAGCGGAAAACTACGGGGGTTCGATTGACAAAGCAAAAAAACGCTTAGAAGAAATATACGGACCAAAGTGGTTTAAGGTGACAAGCTTTAAAGAACACTTTTCTCTTCTTAAGGACTACTACATCAGCATTCTGACCGGTGACCACAAGCGTCAATGGGACGAAAAGGGCGAACGTGACAGACACAAGGAGACAACAACCTTCAAAATCGCTAAAATTAATCAAGAAAATAAACCGTTATGAGTACAACCCCAGATGAAAACTGGTTGGATGTACTTGAAAAGACCGATTTCGAGCCGGAAGAAACCAGCACTAACTCGTATCAAAGCTATCGTTTCACCGACTTAGACATCGAAACGGTCACCATAGAAAATTATACTGACAAGCTCGTGCCATCTTTGGTGGAGCAGGTTTCGATGTTCATCCCTCCTTCTGGCAGCTTCGAGACAGCTGACTTAAGACGTTATTTAGAGCTCGTGTGTGGATACGAAACCAGTACGTCCGATATCGTCCTAGGTTTGTCGCTCGCTGACCAAATTCGAATTACCTTCAGTGATATGAAGATCAGTACTATCTGCGATAGGTATCCTGACATCAACTTGGCTGAAAAGCGGAGGTACCGCTGCGTGGCTGAATACCTTATTAGGCAGGGAGAACTAACCAAGCTCCGCGACGCCGATGGAAAGTTGATCAAAAAGATCGGCAACATGCAGAAGGCAGTGGTGTTGTATAAACCGCTCCCTAAATTACTGGAAACCCTAAAGCGCTCTGGTTTATCGAACTTTGTAAAATTGAAAGAACCTGCTCAACCTGTTGGTTCAGAACAAACTTGCTAGTATTACTTAAAGTAGAAAATACCATGACCAGTCGTCGTAACAAGATGCTCAGCAAACTGATGCTCAGCGCAACAGGAGAGACTGAGGAGACCTTGATCAAACTCACGATCGAGCGTATCTGCGCCGACATGTGTGATTTCTACGAAAAATTTTATAGGCTAGAGGGTCCAGGAGCGCTTGTTTTTAAACCGGGTGCTGCAGATAAAGAAAGTATGTTCTACCTGCCCGTTGACTCGTTGATCACGGCCCTGGAGGATAACCGAGACCAGGAGTCAATTTCAGAAGTGCTCCAAAAGGCAATCCGCCGTGCAGAAAGCATCGAGCCGGACAAGGAATCTTTGTTCCTAATTCAAGACGAGAATGAACTTGCACTGGTCCATTACAAGCGCGATAATACTCAGAGCAATTTCCTGATGCTTTGAAGAAGACTAAGCAGAGCTGGAAGTCTTTAAGAAATATTCTTGGAAAAATTTATCATATTTCCGAGGACTGGCTTACCCCTGCGGATTATTTACCTTATATACACGATTTGCTAGGCGAAGTAGACCTAGATCCTTGTTCTACTCACGATGCAAACCTGCAATTTCTTCAGGCTAGAAAAATTTACACACTCGATGACGATGGTTTAAATACTCAAGACCCCTGGACAGGTAAAACTTACCTCTTTCCTCCTACTTACGGTAGGTGCTCCTACAACAAAAAACGCGGCAGCTGGAGATGGAGCACAAGAAGCGGAATTAACTCTAAACACCCCTCTGTGATCTGGTTTCGCCGTCTTCACAGGGAATGGAAGTTGCGAAACATCCCTGAAGCACTGTTTTATACGACATATCCGGAGATGCTAAGGACATGCCCAGAAATCTGGGACTTCCCTATGTGCTTCCCCAAAGACCGTGCACGCCTAATTCACGGTAAGAAATACTTCGTCAATAAAACCCCAATGTTCTGGGGTTACTTCGTCTACTTACCTCCAATCAAATATGGCTTTGACCAAGCCGATAGGTTTAAGCAAATATTTGAACCTCTCGGCAGAGTTATTGGCGTGCCCTAAATTCGTTTCTGTAACCATATACGGCATCACCTGGTCCGGCCATCTGGATTCTGCCTTCCTGCGACTTCTCAAAGTCGAGATTAGGTTCCTCTTCAACCCGACGCCTTGCAAGATAATTTCTTAGGAATTGATTTCCACCTTCATTGTCAGAAGCTGCCCATGATTTGCCCAAAGCATCGGCATAAGTTCCTGCACGACGATTGTCGATATCGTAGGATTGGCGTGTCTCGTTGTTCATCCCTCTATTCTAATGACACTTACTGATACACAAACTCGTATTAAAGAGGTCTGTGATGATGTCAAGGAGTTACTGCTTTACAAGAACAGCAAATATGGAGACTCAGCGATCAGCCCTGTAAGGATTTTTAGTCAGAGCAGTGCACACGAGCAAATTCTTGTACGTATTGACGATAAATTGAACCGGATCATGAAAGGCAAAAATCTGTTAGACGATGATGAAGACGTCATCATGGATCTAATTGGATATTTGGTATTGCTTAAAATTGCTTTAGCGAACGAAGAGACATCTAAAGATGGACTATGAAAAATTCATGGAAAATTATTCTGAAGAGCTGCAGATTCTTGATGCTATTGATCTTCTACAACATTTTGCCCCTGACGCACTTGATTGCCTAGACCGGCTGGGGGTTGGCTCCAAAGTCGAAAAAACCTACGCAGAGCATGACCAGACGGATCCCACTCTTTAACTTTTTTCTCTAGATACTCAATTGCCTTTACTTGATTTGGTGCACCATTGTAGGTTTCCGCCAAATTTAAAAGACATATAGATGTGTGGCAAGTGTGCTTCGTAAATGTAGGTATCTCCTTATCTGCTGATAGATAAACATTGAGCTCCTCGCGCCTCCGGTCACGCATTCTGCTTCCTCCACAGAGCCAATACCTGTTGATGTAAGGGCTCCACTCCTCAATAATCTGCTTTTTCGGTGCGTGGCTATTGATTAAATTTAGAAGCCTTGAGTTTTTAAACCCCAATATACCTAGGCTGCGGGCAAAGCTGAGGACTGCTCCCTTCCTGTGTCTGTTAAGAGGAACCTGAACGTACTGAGCAACCTCTGAAGAGAACTCCTTAAGATCCTCCACCAACTGTCTTTCGATGTCTTCACGATCACATTTCTCGTTATAAGCAACGCGCCTTTTGCCAAGCTTAAGACTGTCGTATCCAATCTTCCAATTTGTCTCGCCAAAGTCTTTGTATGCAGCAAAACGCCCCATACCGATGTAGGTACGAGGCGTATCATGCAATCTGATTAATTCAATACCAATGTCGGTAAGAAAAGGGTAGTCCTTCCAAGACTGTGGTTTCTTACGGGACTTCAACGGTGGCGGTATAGCTCACCTCAGAATACCCGTCAAGCTTAAGGAGGACAATATAGTCTTTAGAAGCGTCAGTGACAGTCACGCCAACTGCACCTTTGCCTTTTCCGGCTTGCGTCACGTTAAAAGCTTTTTTGTAACCAGTCGGTGCGCTAGCTGCAGAGTGATCGTCCTCCTGGAAAATCTCCATGCCGATTACACCGAAAGACTGATTCAGGGAAACCGTGATATCGCCTGTAGAACCGGGATTTACCTTGAAGGCCCTGATATTAAGGCTCCTGTCGTTACCGCTCCCTGCGCCCTCATACGTGACGTCAGAGCCTGTATTAACAGAAAAGGTGTCAAGTGTTCCTTGTACGGTACGAGTTGCCATTGTTTTTAGGAGATTTGACCGAAGGTTGAGTAATTAAAGGTGACTTCGGCATCAATGCCGTGATCTTTGAGGATTGAGAGGAACATCTGGCGATCGTGAGCCTTTTGATGAAGCATTTCTACGAAAGCTTCCTCTAACTCGTCTCGATCCATGCCCTGAATGGCTAGTGACGCTGCGTGGATTTGAAATTCAACATCCACGGGGAGTCCTAATGCATCCATTTTCAGCCTTTACCTTGGATCTATCCTACCAGCATTAAATAAATGGTCAATTACCGCGATTCCTTCGCTTACGCCTACGACTACGCTCAGTTTTTGCCTGCACCAGAAACAAAATACCTGACAAATAGGCCACTGTAAAAAAGGTCAGAAAGCTGAGAAAGACTGGCATTTTCTCTGTGGAGAGGTCACCACTTCACTTTATGTGACCAATAACGTGCTGACATCTTATCGGGTTTACTGTCTTGCGCATTATGGCGAGCGTAGTACGACGCTTTTCTGGCTTTTTCTTTGGCAGTCTTAGGGTTCTTGCCTGCTCCCTTAACACCTTGTTGTCCAAATCTAATAATCTTTTCTTCACCATCCTTACAAGCCTTGACCACATGGCTCTTGGTCGCATGCCCTGGGGTTCTCTTCGGCTTGTTGCACTTCATGCGCTCTTTTGCCAAGCGCTTTGCCTTCTTCCGGTCAGCCATTTCACACCTTCAATACGCCTCGGTCCATCTTCCCAGAGACATCATCCCCTACCTCACCACGCAAGGCACGGTCTCCATCTTTAGGAATACGTTCCTTTTTCAAGTCTTCGATGTAATTATCGAGAAAACCTTTTTCTTTAGACTGCGACCCAGCTGATGTAGGAGTCATTATCTATGTACGGTTGAGCGAGTTCTGTGTGGGGTAGCTTTATTGAACAGGATTTCTGCTCCACCCATGCAGTAATTCTATCAAACCTTTCTTCGGTAAAATAAGGCAGCTCTGAGGTGTACCAGTCATTGAGAAGCGTAGACCCTTTTGCTCGATTACAGCTAGAACAACAGCAAGCCATGTTGGACCTAATGTTATGGCCACCCTTATGTTTAGGTAAAATGTGATCAATAGTTGCGGTATCAGCTGTCAATTTTTTTCCGCAATAAGCACATTCCCATTCCCAACTTTCGAAGATATAATTTCTAAATTTTCGGCGAGCAGCCTTTGGGCTTAGAACAATGAGATTGATCAGTAAGTCTTGCTCGCAATGAAACACTTTTGGTATTCCAGCTTTGTCAAAACTGTATGCTGCACACACTTGTGCTCTGCGTTATGCTTGCAGCCGTGGGAGCGTGGTGGAATCGGTAGACACACAGGACTTAAAATCCTGAGACCACAGCGGTCGTGAGGGTTCGACCCCCTCCGCTCCTACTAATCAGTTAGTCCCGGGGACAGGACGTCGAAGTCATCCTCAGCTGGATCGACTTCAGCATCTTCCAAGATCTTTAATATGAAATAGTGCAATTTATCGACTACCCATCTAAGATCTTCCTCTGGAATATCCTTGATGATTGCCTCCAAGCGCATTTCTCGGGAGGGTGGTGACAAATGCTCAGCGACTGTTTCTAATGCTCTGTAGCGGCTTTTAGTGAGATTCTCCATCATCTCATTCAGCCTCAACAGATGCCTCAGCGAGCTGAGGAGCCATCCGCTGCTTGACGATCGCAATGCCCTCAAGAGCGCCTGTCACCTTGAGATAAAGCTCTTTGTCACGCATTAAAGAATCCTCGCCAACACGAATCTTGTCGGCCAAGTCTTTCTGCTGGACAAGCAGCTTTTCTTCAGTATCCCTTAGAATTTCGTCCATCATTTACTTGATTTGCGATAAGTATAGCTCACAATTCGTTAAATCTCAGATAACCCCAGCCGCTAGCACCGCCTCCATAAAAAATACGTTTGTCTGAAAGCAACCGATCGTATTTGACTCCTTTGCCGGCACCCTCAATAGTCGACTCCCAAAGACCGTTCTTCAGATCTAGGCGACCACAGGGATCATGGAGAAGCCAAGAGTCCTTGCTGTACCCGTAAATACAGACGTAATAAGTGAGGCCAAAGGGCTTACGGTACGTGCCTTTTGCCACAACAGCAATCACGACGGGACGCCCTTCATCAATCTCATCTTCAATTTCTTGGGGACCTATCGTGTGGGACACTGTGCAGCCCACACCGATTTCTGACAAACCTTCACGATTATGCGCCTTCCAAGTACCTGATCCGTGCTTATATACAGCCTCTAAGTAATCGTCGAGACAATTAATAGGGCCAATATTTAAACCTAAAAGACAGCTAGCTGTGCTGTAAAGCAGGCCTTTCCGGTGATCATGCTCTTTTTCAAGCGGTAGATGGAAATAGGGACAGCCCTCTATGTAACGGAAACCGCCCTCTTCTTTATAGGGCTTGTCTATATGCTCATCCTGCTCAATAATCCAGTCATCCTTAACAAGCAACCAGGTGCCTAATGGGGAACTAATTACTAATGATGACTCCAAATCTTGCAGAAGTTTGCAGCTAGGTATTCTGCGGTCCTTTAGCACAGCGCCCTCTTTGTCGTTGTCTGAAAGCGCTACAAAACTCGTATTTGCCTTTGCTCTTATACTTATCTCTCGTCCCATTTGAAAACATTACTCATCCTTATGATACATAACTTCCAACATGGCGACACGTAATATTGCCTTAAGACGATAAAGACGTTCTTGTTCTTCTAGGGGACGCGCTGGGTGCCCTGGCCACATTTTCCAGTGAAATTCTACGGACTCAGCTAGTTGAGCAACGTCGCTTTCGTGCAACTGTATCGTCAGATATATCCCCTCTTCTTCCATGAAGGTTAGGCATCGCAGTCTTTCAACACAGTAGCGACTGTTCCCCCAAGTTCCGCTCCTTTGTCCTGACCAAACATAACTGCCCAGCCGCTCGCAAGCCAGCCGACATAAGGAATCGCAGTCAAGGCAGGGGCGACGCTACCAGCGACGCTTGCTCCGATCATTGCACCTGTGCTCTCTCCAGAGCCTGCCGCCTTTATACACTCTACTTGTTTTGCAGTCAGCTCTCCGGGCTTTCCCGAGCCGACAGGACCACCCTCACCTGAATTGCGGTACCCCTCCATCGTGTATTCATGGGTTTCATATTCTTTTCGATCCTCAATCAGTAATTCATTGGGCTTAAACAAACCGCCTTTGCGGGTGTGAGTTTGATCTAAATCAAGAACCCGCTTAGATCTCAATACTTTTGGATCATTTGCATTGTATTGAAGTTGATAACCCTCTTTATTTACGTTTACTTTGTATGAGGAGTACGGTCCTGTAGGTAAATTAATGGACGGCATGACCACTTTCGAGTCTTCTCTGAGTAAATGGACCAAATGACCAAGAACGCCTAAATGAGCTACACCAACGACCGTGGCTGCTCCGATCAAAAGAGGTTTAAAATTCATTTTACATTTTGTAGGTGTCGTCAGATTCAACGGACGTGGTTGTAATTTTCAAGGGGGCTTGCTCGACTCTGATTACTTGTGCTGGAGCAGTCTGTGCAGCTTTCTCAATTAATCTTTCGATATCAGCTTTGGTAATACCAGATCCACCATCTTTCATTTTCATTGTGCCGTCCCCTGACTTCTTGGCGGTCTGGACGCCATAAGAAGCCAAAACTCCTGTAAACACGCTGGCGATAAAAGTTGGATCGATTTTTTGTTGAGCCAACCCAGGGATAGTCACATAATTAAGTGTCAGAATGCCGCCACTCCAAATCAACACCCCTAAGCGAACAAAGGTGGACAAGAGTGCTAAATGTTCCTCTGTATCACCCGCTTTCTCCTTTAATTTGGCGAAGACTCCCTTCTTTTTTGACTCTTCTTTAATAGGATCGGCCATGTGTACAACCACTTTCAATTAATATCATACTGTGTTTGCTCCGTTTAATATCAAAGTAATGTAGATAAAGCCATGCTCCGTATCTTCGCGTTGATCTTTTTGTTTGCAGGGGCTGCACGTGCCGATATCACTCATAAGCTTCAAACTTCTGTGCAACTTACTGTCGATGGAGCGGCCAGCCAAGCTACACGTATTGGCAGTACTTACTCAGTAAGCGGTTCCAATATATCCGTGAAGTCGGGCAGCTCCTTCGGTGGCCTTGGTGCGCTTTCATCCGGCACAGCGGTCGGATACACGCCCATGGGTGCAGAAATCACGACTGCAGGTGATGCATTTACGTTCAGCGAGTCATACATCGAAGGCGATGATGTGACCAGCGGGACGACAGTCACATCTGGCGTTGTTCCCTCACTTCCCATGCTGGGCTCCACAACAACCTCTTCCGGCGGATTGGCAGGAAGCTTAGCGGGAACAATCGCTACAGATGGTGCGATGACGATCACGGCAGGCGGAGCAGGGACTACGGCCACCGGACAGCACGTCAGCGAGGTCACTGTGCGTTGAGATGTATAACCTTCGCGATTCGCTTGTACTAGGTTTTTGCCTAGGAATTCTGCACGGCCTTTCGCAAGCTGCTTACTCAGTTCCTGTAGTCCCAAATTTCACACAGGGTAGCTTACAGTCAAAAACTGAAACAACATCAGTAGTCACAGAAACAATAAATTCAATTGACTACAACACTGGATACCAGTACTCTGTGACTGGTAGTAATATCAAAAACACTGGCGGCAGTCTTGCGCCAAATGCTACCGACTCGACTTCCAATACGGTAAACGGAGTCACAAGTACATGGACAACTCTGGATACTGCAAACAAACCGAGGTGGGAGATAGTCAATCCAGGGGCAGCCTTTCAGTTCACGGAAACCATGAATGGGCCTGGCCTTTCCAATCAAACCGTAATTCAAAGAACAACCGAAATTCACAGCGTCACAGAAAGCACGTCTATATTCTCTCAATAACCGCATTTACTGCTTTAGCTTCACCGGCAATGGCTGCCGATGTCGGCGGTGTCAGCGCCACGGCGAACCCCGTCGCGACAAGTAGCGGTTCAGTGACCAATCAGGCAATTCAGGTTTTACAAGGTCCTTATATTACTAATACTTACGGAGCAGGTATTCAGTGTCAAGGACCTACATTTAATCTCACACCTTTTATTACTAATAGCAACTCATATCAAAAACCATTTGAATCATATTATCAAGACCCTGTTTACGACACTAGCGATGTAGATGGGGACGGAGTTATTGATAATCCTGGTTCAATTTTATACTGGAAAGATGTCAGGACTGGACAGAAAAATAACCATAGTATCAACGGTGGTTTGTCAGCCACACTATCCGTACCTTTAGACCGAAGTTTACAGGATAGGTGTAAGAAAGCTGTAGATACACAAATAGCCATTCAACAACAAGTGCTGGCTAATCGTCGATTAGATTTTGAAATTGCGCGACTAAAAAATTGCGGCGAGCTAGCAAAAAAGGGAATAACTTTTCACCCAAAATCACCTTATTTTGACGTCTGCAAAGATGTAGTCGTCAAGTTACCTGGTGATACATTAGTCCCTCATTATCATCCTATTTCTTTAAAGCTACACGAAGAGCACGAATCGCACGATTCCGATCACGCTGAGCAAGCTGACGCTGAGAAACACTCTCTACCTTCTGGGACTGTCCTCTCAACGAAGCAATCTTCTTCACTATCTTCTTCACAGTAGGTTTAACTAATTTTAAAAGTAAATCTGCAAGAGGCTTTGCCATCAATGCAGAGGTCGTCGCCACAACAGCAATGGTTGCAGTTGTAGTCGCCTGAGGTAGGGTGGGTAAATATTTTTCTGCAAAGGATATCTCAGCTTTTACTTCTTCAATTATCTCTATGCATTCTTTGTCAACTAGGTCATATCCTTCGTCACAAACTAATTCGACTGGCTCCTCTTTATCTTTTTCTTCACCAGCTGTCTTTGGGGGTGCACCTGTCGGCGGTATGGTTGGCGGAGTGTTGGGAATATCTTCGCTTGTACCAGCATCATTTTTATTCGTATTAGCGCTTTTATAACCAGCAAATTTAGCAGGTTTTTGATATATTAAATTCTCAGGTGTGTAATCGAGAGGAGTGAATGTTGGTTGATTTGCATCACAATATACTCTTACCCCCTTCGGATCGTCTGCCTTAATCGTGTTTGATTTATTAGAACCTGGATGTGCTTTTACGCAACCAGGTATTTGAATAATTGGTGTACCGAGATTTATGGTCACTGGCGGTGATACCGCATTAACCACAGGTGGCACACTGACCCAACTATGCACAGTCTGCACAGACGTGTCTAGCAAAGGCCTGACTGTAAGATCAGGTATTTGAGGCATTACTAGAAGGGTAACGCTGGCCCTGTATTTTTAGGGATCGCCTTCAATGTATTTTGGTCGCCTGCTTTAATTTCTGGTTTAATGGTTTCTGTGAATACAGAGCCCATATTGTCTTTGATGGCGTCAGTCTGTTGACTAAGCTGGCCTGCGATTTGACCAGAAAGCGCTCCCAATAAAGCCTTTTTCTGATTCTCAATAATCGCGTCTTTATTGAGAAACAAATAGCCGATCAAAAGATTCGGTGCAAGTGCTAAAACTGTGATGAGAATTTTGAAGACCATGATTAACGTGCGCGGGCGGTTTTGAAGGGATGCTCAGCAAATGCGGCATAAATATAGTTCCCACCGGACCCGTTGACGGTAGCAAAACTCGCTCTTGCCTTGAATCCATTCGAAGTTAGATCAAGAACTCCTCCAGTGCTAGTATCTTCCGCTGCATTTGAATTAGGGGATAGGAGACCTATCACTATGTTGTCTGGGTCTCTAGCTGTATCAACGATGTACCAAGGCTGGGATGAATCTGTCCGCTTGTAAAGGAGGAATGCGGGTCTAAATCCGGTATGTACGAATACACCATTAGCCGAACCGTTGCCGGTGTACGAGCCAAACGCGCTATAGCCTGCGACAGAAGTAAAGCAGTAGGCGATATGATCACCAGCATTAGCGGCATGATTAAACAAAGTGTTGGTTAAAGTGCTGTTGCCAACGTCGCTATTAACGACACCGCCCGTGCTTTCTAGCTTGAGCATTTTGTCGCTTGGTAGTGACGTGTGATGCACATACCAGTGCTCCGAGCCAGTACGTCTTTTTACAATAATAAATTCAGGGACCGCCCCTAATCCGTGGCCAACAGTAACATTTCCGTCAGAAGATACTGTAAAAGCAGCGATACTAAATCCAGCAGTTGGGTTAGCCCTAACCGATGAGTTCACACTGCCAGAAGTATTGGTAACCGTTGATGATCCGGCGTCCCAGCACCATCCGGCGTATGTCCGTCCAGACTTGTTAGAGCTTTTAACTGAAAAGCCAGTTCCAAGCGAAAACCCATCTGAATTAAATGCAGTCAGAGCAGAGGTGTCAGTCCCTTCTGCAGCAGTATCCTCTGATGCCAAGAACTTTGTAGCCCCTCTGATAGCGTCATATAAGTTGTGACCACCAGCAACACCGCGTTCTTTGATCCACACCCAGTCTGGGCTCATACCAGATGTAGTAATTGATCTGGAAGAACCATTACCGTCCCACAGAACTGTCTGGAAATAGGGGGAACCTTCGGCAATCCCTGGGTCAGGTAAATTCGCTGTGCAAAGTGCCTTGTAGCCTGCCGGAGGCGTGTACGCAAACGGACGTTGACCGAAGTTTGAATGGTTGTCTTCACTAAAAAACGCACGAACCATAAAACACCATCTATCAGCGTCAATGTTCTGGTTCAGAGCACTCTGCAATGTACCATTTTTATACCATTTAAGGGTGTTATTGTCTAGATCCATCGCAATCCCAACGACGTCGCTGGCGTTATATGTTGCCCCGCCGGAAGTTACGTTATAACTTCCCCCAGTTGTGTTTGCATAGACTTTACCGTCGCCACCGTAATAATAATAATTACGCTCATTTGTCTCACCATAGACTGATGCTTTTTGAATGCCAGGCGCACTACGCCCTTGATTTTCAAAATACCACTTACCAGAAGAGACAGAGATCGTAGATTTTACATTTTTATCAGCACCGTTGCATACTAAATTGCCATTTTTCAACGTCAAGCCAGAGTGTTTGTCTAAGGGATTCCATGTCGAATAATTACCGCCATTATTACCTGATGCGGCAGAGTAATTTGTAGGCGTATCAATTAGACTGTCGTTTCCTGTGCCAGCTGCAACAGAAATGTTAGTGACTGTAAAAGTATTGTTGTTGCCACTGCTATCTGTTCCAAGCGCAGAATTGCTTGAATTATCTGAGAAGTTTAGATAAAAACCATTTGTACCGTATGTCAGATCGACTTCTTTTGGAATCCAATTATTATCATCATCAAATTCACCAAAACTAGACGGTGTAAGCGCTTGACCATCGACGAAATGAACTTCGGCTTGATAACCATTAAAAAGGGAGCTGCCGTCAAGCCGTCCAAGGTGATGAGGAGAAGCTGAGTTGAGGTAAGGCTCTACGTTTTGACCTAACGCAGTTGTCGTCGCTAAAGAAATTTGTGAGCCATTTAAATATACTTTAACCCTGTCTGAAGATGATGACTGTGTGGAGTCAATTGCCACAACCATGTGATACCACGCGCTGAAATCACGAAAAACTTGATTACTTAAAATTTCCAGCGAGTCAGTACCGCCGACTCTACCAAACATCAAAAGTTTGTCGCTGTTGCCCTGAATGCCGATATAAAATCTATTTGAAGAATTTGTATAGGAAGCAAAAAGTATGTTTGTCATACTTTCTGTTTGCTGCCTTTTAAACCAACCACTCCAAGTCCACGTGCGCCGATTACCCCCAGACCCAAAAGTCCTGCCTAGATATGCACTATCAGCACTATTAAATCGTAAGCTACGCGTAATCTCGTAATCAGAACCGGAACCCGAAATTGGTCCCAGCATTTGGTGCATCCCCATCAGCTAACTCCAGTGCCGGCGATTACAAATTCATTACTTGCGATGCATAATACCGTCGCCAACCCATAAGCGGCGAGTGTCTTATTACCTGCTGTCCCAACTCCAGCAAGACGCAGGGTGACTGAACTGCCTTGCGTGATTGTCTGTGCACTTGAGCTGTTGTTATAAATACTTACTGCATCTCCTGCGGAAAAGATACCTGAATTAACGGTAACGCCACCGCTTGAGATACTGACGTGTTTTCCCGCATCACCAATCACCAATACGTAGGCGCTGCTTTTTGCGTTCTGTGGAATGTCGCGGAGGTTTCCTGATGTATCTGAGACAACACTACCAGTGATTGTGCTGGTTGAAGAGATCGTAATATTGTCGGCTAATTTAGCGCCCGTTACCTGGTCATCGCCTATTTTCGCAGTCGTCACCTGGGAATCACCAATTTTCGAAGTTGTGACTGTCCCATCACCCGGTGTATTTGTGTCCACCGCATCGCCCTGCATCAAGGCAAAGAAACTTAATCCACCAGCAGGTGCTGTAGTAAAGGTCACCTGATCGCCAGCTACGGTGAAGTCCGTACCTGGATTTTGCATCACACCACCAATGGATACAAATAGCTGCTGGGTATTTGCTGGGTAAACCGCCTCACCAGAGACGCGCAGGTTAAACGTAGCCGTACCGCCGTTAAAGCTACTCGATACATCATCGATTTTACGGTTTTGACCACGAGCAATTTGCCGACCGATGTATGGCACTGTTTATTACCGCCTAGATAGAATCATTCTAAATGAATTACTCTTATGGCCAAGCCGTGAGGCCAGTCTCAGTAATTAATGTCTCCAGTTCTTCGGTGGTCGTGCATGCGTTAATTTCAGCCTCACGCGCTGTACATGCTGCCAAAACGCTATTGCGATAGGTTGTGACTGCCTCAGGAATCGCCACGTCACGCTCTGCTTTACGGATTACATGCCAGTCAGTAGGTGCCAGTAGGGAGTTGCAGGTCGTCTTCTGCTCTTGAAGCCACTGACTTTTAAGTCCTGTGGTGACCACTCCTGTGGGGTTGCCTTCCTCGTCCTCTTCAACAACATCTGCAAACTGCTTTACAAGATCCTGAGACCAACGGAATCTTTGATCATGTGTCGGAGCAGGATCAGGCTCCCATGTGATCTCAAGCGCAGTCCGCTGAGCTCTGGTGGATTGGCGTAACCAGTTCGATGGATAGCTGATACCTTTAGCCTCGAATGGAGTATCAAGCGGAAGTGGTGAGCCGTTAAGGATGTACATAATGCCTGCCCGTTGTTTATATTCTAATGTAGAAGATTAAGAAGACACAGGCCAGTCTGTCAGCCTACCTTCCTCAATAAGTGCTGCTAATTCTGCTGTAGTGTTACATGCTTCAATTTCCGCTTCACGTTGCTCGCATGCTGCTCTAATGCTTGAGCGGAATGTAGCAACTTCATCTGGAATAGCAGCACCAGTCTCACTCTTCCGCGTCACATACCAATCAGTAAGAAGAAGGATATTCGCAGCTATATCTTTCTGCTTCTTGACCCAAATTGTTTTTAAGCCTGTCTGAATTTCTTCAGTAGCATTGCCTTCGCGATCAAGGACGGGCGTGTCCTCGAGCACCTTTGGATTATTTGCGGACCAAAAAAACTTTTGGTTATAACTTGGGGTTACTACATCAGGCTCCTCAGTGATTCCCAATTCCTGTCTTTGTTCAAGTGAGGAGAGACGTAACCAGTTTGCTGGATACGTGACATCTCCAATGGTAAAGGGAACGTCATGCCTCAGCTTGCGTCCTTCGTGTACGTACATTATTAAGATCCTTTTTAAGTAATCTAAATCATGGAAATTTAACGAGCAAGCCCGCCATTGGCTTGGAAGGGGTTTTCAGCGAAGGCCATATATAGATGCGTATTGGTGTTATTATTAAAGTCCGTTCCAGGTTGAACAAGCTTAAAGCCGTTTGAAAGAAAATCAACGCCCAAAGCAAAAGAACCCTGCGCTGAACCATCAAACTCTGCATTAGACAAGTTAGCCCTCAAAACTAAATCAGTTTCGTTGTATCCAGGCCTAGCGACGTCAAAAATGTTCCAATTACCTGCAAAGTCTACGCCCTTCACCATAAGCCATTTCACACGAAATCCTGTGTAAATAAAGGGGCCATTGCTGGAACCATTGCCGATGTACGTACCAAATGCGCTATAGCCTGCGACAGGTGCAAAGCAGTAGCCAACATAAGCAGAACCGTTGCCGTTAATTCCAAGGCTTGAACTATTTAAGTTAATGACACTGCTGCTAGCGCTAAAGAAATTAGAACCAAAATCAGTTTTAGCATTGGTTTTGTTCAAATAAACCTGATAGCGGCCATTTGCATCCACTGCGCGAGCATACGTGTGCCAATCAGTTGCCGAACCTCTGCACTTAATAATGACTAAATCCGGTGCGGCTGACAATCCATGGCCTACTGATGCACTGCTGCTCCCATTGCCAGTCCATCTAACTACGGAAAATCCGCTTGCGGCTGAGGCTCTGACATTAGAAGTGATGCTGCCGTTATTGTTGCTCGCCGTTGATGATCCAGAGTCCCACGCCCATGCAACATACGGGGAATTGTTGTTATTGGCGTTGATATTGCTCCCACCTCCAGATTGAATCGTAAACCCGTCTGAGGTGAAAGTTTCAACGCCACCACCAGTCGTAGCAGACGAATCTCTTTCGGCATCATTTCCGTTAGATCTAAGAGAAACTCCAGCCCCTCTATTGGCATCCATAATACGAGGGCTAAAATCTCCACCAGTATTATCACGGACTTTTATCCATAGAAAATCTGGGGAAAAACTAAGGCCAGAAATTGTTCTCGAACTGGCTCCATTACCCGTATATAAAACTGTATCTTGATAATCCGAACCATCGGCGACCGTGGAGGCTGGGAGGTTCGTTGTGCAAAGTGCTTTGTGATTACTAGGTGCCGAATAAGCCCAGGCACGTTGACCAAAATTGACTGACGAATTTGCATTATTAACGCCAGACCCGTCGCCGGTTGCCGGAAAATAAGGTCCATCTGTCAAGCCAGTGAAAGCTACACCTTGGGATGATCCGTTTTTATAAAAAGTAAGCGTTCCATTGTCAGCATCAAAAGCACACCCAATTACATCACCCCCGCCATCAAAACCAGCACCGTACGAAGTTGAAGTCCCGCCATTTCTTTTTACACCACCGTCAGCGTAGTACCCCCACCCCAGAGCATCACCTTGACCTGGAGCATCGCTAAGATCCATCCCTTGCTTACCAATTCCCACCATTGTGCGATCACTTGAACCGTTGATCGTTGTCTCCCAAAACCATTTACCAGAACTCATCCCAATCGTGCCAAGAACAGCACTCTTACCTGTAGTTGTAGCAATATCAAGGCTCCCATTTTTAAGGACCATGTTCGATCCCTTGTTTCTATTATTCCAAGTGCAATAATTGCCACTGACTTCTCCGCCCGCACCACTGTCTGTCTCAGACCCGTTTTTCGGGAAATCAAGCAAAAGGTCAAGGCCTACGCCATCTGTATCACTGATGTTATTTGGTGTGAAATCGTTTCCATTACCGCTTGAATCATCACCGATCTCAGCCTCATTTTCGAAATCTAGGATATGAAAACCATTTGTTCCATGGCTTCCACTGTAGGTACCTCTCTGCCAAACTCCGTTCGAATCAAATGCTCCGAACGACGTAGGATCGAGTGCTAAATTATCGATAAAATATACATCAGTTAAATATGCATCAAGGTATATACTTCCATTAGGCCGTTTGCCAATATAATGGGCAACATTGTTATTGACATGCGTATTTAAATTTTGACTTGGGTATGAAGAAGTCGAAAAACTTGTTATTTGACTTCCGTTCCAATAGACTTTGATTCTGTTAGTGTTAGTAGCTTGCGCTGTGTCCACTGCAATGACTAAGTGCCCCCACCCAGAAACATCACGGAACTCTTGATCGGTAATAAGTGAAATAACTTCGCTGCCGCTAGTAACTTGGCGAATATGTATCTCTTGGCTGCTTCTTTGACAAATATAGAACTCATCAGATGCGCCAGCACCGAAAATAAAGTTGTAAGGATCTGAAGCACTAAAATCAGTAATTTTTATCCATGCAGACCAAGTCCACTTTTTACGGTTACCTGCTGAACCAAAAGTTTTCGAGAGATTCGCAGAGTCACCTGAGTTAAAACGTATCGAGCGGGCTCCAGGTGGCTCAGCTCCACTTCCTCCTGACGCACCAATCAGAGCATTACTATGAAAATGTGCCATCTATTTACCGCGTATAATTCAGTGTAGCAACGGCATGGATTTCAGTACTACTTTTACAGATGTAATCTACCCGATCCACAGCATTGGCAGTGGTAGTTAAAGTCGGCACAGTTCCTCCTGCAAATTTCCAATTATTATGCCAACCAGTAGTACGAGAACCAGATGAATCCTGCACTAAAAAGATAGATCCACTTTGCCCAGCTACTGCATTTGTCGGTGCCCCAATGGTGTTGACAGTCCCGTTTAGAGTGAGCGTAAAATTATTCGAAAGAGAAAGGTCAACGGCCACAGTGCTAGAGGCGTTGCTTAAAGTTGTTACTTCTGCAATTGCTGCAGCGTTATATGTCTTAACTCCTGTAATTGTCTGCGCTTCTTCGAGAGTCTGGAACGAGCGTGCGACACCATTTTTAGCTAGGCCTACTTCACCTGATGAAGCTCGATAAAGTCCTGTATCACTGTCACTGGAGAACGTAACAGATGGGGCTGTATTACTACCGTCTGGAAACTCTTTACCAGCTGTCACATAATCAGCACCGGCTAAAACAACACCAAAGAAGGCGTGACCATTGGTCGGAGCAGAGCTGAATACGATGTTTGTTCCAACTAAGTTAAAACCTGCAGAACCCGATGGATCAGGCTCCTGTATGACCCCGTTGACTGAAATCAGACACTGCTGAGCATTTACAGGAAAAGGTGAAGGCGCTACCCCACCAATTTGAAGCGCGAAACTTGTCTCACTTCCATTAAATCCTGAGCTAATATCATCAATAATTCGATAGCGGCTAGCAGCTACTTGAAGATCATTACCGATATAAGACATTTTTTATCAAGCAGGTGTAGAACTAGGCTGGACGGGCCATGTAATATCTTCTAATCTAGCGGAGCTATATGTCTGCGGAAGGTCTCTCAAAGCCTGTCTATATGCCGCCCATTGAGCTTGATCGACAGAAGCTCCTGGTGTCATAGTCCAGTCAGTGCTAACGAGTAAATAGTCACGCTTCTCACGCACAATATCCCAACTTTCGTCAGCTTTTTCAAGAACCTTCTCAGGAGTCAGCAGCTTTTCAACTTTTGCCTCAAGGTCAGCTATCTTCGCCTCTAATTCGTGGTAATTAGAGATGGTTGAAATTGACGTAAGTGCCATGCTTTATCAAGTCTGCTCAAGGTAGCTAACTGAAATATCTAAGGTTGTTGCTGTATCTGAGCGTGCTCGTAAGATATCACTGGATTCCATAATAATCTTAGAACCTGAGATCAACTCAAGAGATGATCCGGAGGGAACTGGGGCGTTTCGAATAATATAAACATCGTCTCCTGTATTCGTCACTAGATAGACATCGACATCAGCCGCAGATGCGCCTTTGTTCGAAACCAGTACACTCAAGATAACTAGAGTGGCACTACCCCCTGCTGATAAGACGTTAGTGTTAGCACTCGAAACAGCATCTGTGACAAGGCTGGATTTCGTGTTGATCTTAAAAGTGTTTGCCATATCAGCCTAGAGCAACAATTAATGCAATGTTAGAGTTCTGAGCTCCAGTTACGTTTAGATCGCCAGTGATAGAAACGTTGCCTGGAATGGTTACAGCGCCTGCTGAGTCTATTGTAAGTCTAGCAACTCCTCCGGTCACTAAACTAATCTGATCGGCGCCAGGGCTCATGATCCCTGTGTTTGCGTCATTTGCAAACTTTAGAGCGCAACTGGATAGCGATCCAAGTGCCAAAGAGGAGTTACTCGCATCTTCCCTTAGTAAAGGAAAGCCTCCATTCGTGACAGCGTCGTGGACAACGCATGAACTCTTTGTGGTGTCGACGGTAACTTCACCAAGAGCACCCTTGAATGTTTGGTGCTGGGCAGAAGTACCTCTGCGGAATTGTACTTGGGTTGCCATAACGTTATCCTAATGCAACTGCAATTGCTGTAGCAAATCCTTCGTCTGCGATTGTTCCGTTGACATTAGGAACAGTCAATGTACGAGTGGTGCCTGAGCTTACACCGGATAATTCGAATGCAAGCTGCTTAGTATTATCACTATTATCGCGGACCCTAAACCCATCGTCATTAGTGACAATTGCGTTACAAGTAAACGAAGAAAGTCCCGTTATGGTTGTAGCTGTCGTACCGAGCGCAATACCAGTCGATCCGATAGTAATTGAGCTATTTGCTAACTGTGCATTGGGTATGGCATTAGTGCCGAACTCACCACTGGTGCTGTTGTATGTAAGTCCTGAGCCAGATGCGACACTTACGTGAGCACGAGCTTCAGCGGCACTTGGTCCGGTGTAGGTAAGTACGCCTGTCGAGTTGTTATAGGCTAATGAGCCGTCGCCACCAGCATCAGTAACTGATACCTGCGCCCTAATATTGGCTGCTGTAACAACAGTATAAGTGTAGGCTCCAGTGCCAGAGTTGTAGGCAAGAGAACCAAATCCGGTCCCACTGTTTGCTGCACTCAAAGAATCTATGAGAGCAACAGTGCCATTAGCATCAGGAAAATTAATGGAGCGGTCAGCAGTCGGGTTTACGACTGAAATTGTTGTCTCATGTGCGTCTACACCTGAGCCTTCGTAAGTGATCCCACCAGAGGCAATCTTGATGCTGTTTGCAGCACCATCAGCGCCGATATTTAGCGTGGTGCTCGCAACTACGGTGGCTGATGTCAGGCTTGTGAGTCCTGCAATAGTCGATGCAGTGGCGCCCAAAGCAACTGCAGTCGAACCGATAGTCAGACTGGAATTAGCTAACTGCGAGTTTGGTATCGCACTCGTGCCGATTTCACCAGTACTACTGTCGTATGACAGTCCTGATCCGGATGCCACCGAGATTTCACCACGTACATCTGAGCTGCTCGGCCCAGTGTAAGTAATAACTCCAGAGGTAGAGTTGTAAGCAAGTGAACCTAATCCGCCAGAGTCTGTAACACTTACAGCTCCCCGAGAGCGGGCGTTAGTGAAATACTGATTTGTACCCTCTGATAAATCAGACGTACTATTACCTGCCAGGTCAAGTTTATCCGCAGAAGAATTAAGCTCCTGTAAGAGACCAGCATTGAGAATAAGTGACTTTTTTGTTGCCATTTGTAATTCCCTTTCAGTTTAAAAACCTTGCGTAATTAAACTGTCTATTGAACCATCCTATCGCACGTACTTAAGTTAAGAGGATAGGTGGCTCAATATGGATTGCTAAGTTGGTAGTGCTTATGCCTTCACCAAGGCGGACTAAGTACTTATTCGGTCCCGTTGGTGGTGTTGAGACTAAGCCGCCATTAACACCTAAGTAATGTGTATCGCCTGCGTCAAGACCATTTTTAGCCAATATGCCAACGATTAAAACACGTGCCTCCTGTCCTGCTGATTTTGAGGTCTGTACAAAACCGACGCAGGTCGCTTGATCTAATGTCCCATTATTAGAAGCCTTGCCAACGCGCCCATCACTTGCGCGAGCGTAAACGGCATCACCTTGAGAAACATCTTCGAACGCAACGGCACCGAATCCGGCCACAGAGTAGACAGTTCGTCCAGACAATGTTGATTTCAGGTCAATTAAGACCTCAGTCAAGCCTTGCGTATTCTGTGAATATGGTTCGTAATTAGTACTCATTACACAAGTAATATAGGTGGTTCAATTTGAATACTTAATTCGCTAGCAGTTGCACCCTCTCCTACACGAGTAATAAACTGGCCCGACCCTGATGGAGCTGTCGTGGTGACAGCACCAGCTGTCGTTGCAAGAAAATGAATATCACCAGGGTCAATAGCGGAGGGGTAGTCGAGAATGCCTGCAACAAGGCATTTAACAGCATCACCCGACGATGCGGCTGTATCAGCGAACCCAACTACCGTAGCCTGATCTAAAGTCCCATTGGCCAACGCTTTTCCTGCTTTTCCATCGCTAGCTCTTAGATAGAGTGCATCCCCATCAGCTACATCTTCAAAAGTCGTCACGTCAAATCCAACCCGTTCAGGGGAGAAGACAGGAAAACCTTCTTTTAGATCAATGAGTGCATCAACCAAGCCTCTATAATTGGGCTCATACGGTTGACGAGTCATGGTGAATGCGTTTGCATTCATTAGATCAACGAGTACTGTCAAAGCACCCTCAATGTTGGGCTCGTATCCCGTTGCCATATTGTTTCAAATGCGTATCATCATTCTAATTTGTTAAATCCCTTAGAATAAGAATATAGATACATAGGCAATGTGACACCTGAAGTGATTACTGCTGTAATAACAGGTGGCATCGGTGCTTTTACTGGATTGTCACGTGCTTTGACCTCTTTTAATACAAAATTGGAACGCCGGTTTGAACGTCTCGAAGACGATTTTGACGATCTACAAGATCGTGTGACTGACAATTACGTGTTGAAAGAGGACTTTTTACGAGAGATGGAGTCAGTGCATTCGAAACTGGACAGAATATTAGATCATTTAATCAGCCACTAAACTGCAATCCAGTTGCCACTGGTGGTGTCGTACATAAACAGATCGTTGGCAGTTTTGTCGTAATGCAGCTGTCCGTCAACGGGATTACTTGGCTTTCCTGCGCTATTAGAGGCTACAGCTTTCACAGTCTGAAAAGCTGAGCCATCGTGGATCTTCAGAATTTGCGTGCTCGCTGTATCTAGCCACGATTCACCCTTACTTGAAGTAGAAAACCCTGCTGCAGGTGTATTTGGCGCCGTCGCACCAACAAATGTTGGACCAGCTTTTATGAGTCCTGTCGACGGGGATGCGGTGCTATCTGCAAAATACAGCCCAGGATCGTTTGGGTTGGTGTTGACGCACAACTCACCAGCACCGATACGCAGCGGGTTGGGTCGATCATGTAAAAC